ACTACACGTATTATTGGCAATCCTACAGGCAGTCAATTTACGGGAGTTACTGCTGGAAGAGTATTAATTTCTAACCGTTCAACATCAGATGTAAGCACTAGTGTTGGAAGTGGAATATTAATATCAATAACATTAAAAAGTAACTTGATTTTTGAAAGTTTAATTTTTGAAACAGCAGTTGTAAACGGAACAATAATGTTGCTGGCAAACACAACTGATTTAAAGTTTGATAAATGTATATGGGCAGGTACGTCTTTTCAGCAAAACACTGCAATAAGCGTAGTTAATACTGGTGCATACATACTTGCTTCAAGAAATTATTTATTTACAAAATGTATGATGTGGGCCGGTAATAGTGGGTTCTTGGCGGACAATACAAGTTTTGCAGCTACTGGGTCAAACTATGATTACAATATTACACTTGATAGGTGCGTTGGTTTTGGTATTTCATTAAACACTGGTGGTGCAGTTGGCCCAAGAGGCATTTATATGGTCAACTGTGACTCTACCTCTGTCTCTGCAAGTAATAGTAAAGGAAACATTATCGCAAAAAATTGTGTTAACTTGCATTCAGGTCTTCGTCCGGCAGGTTCTACTTGGATTCTTACACAAGGTGCGAGCACTGTTTCTACGGGTAATGCTATTGAAAATTCGGCGTGGATTCAAACTAATTCATTTACTTATACAGGATATGGAATCAATTACATTTCTCCATACAACTTACAATCTATAAGTGAAAATAGACTATTTGGTATTAGTCCTAACTACGAACGCAATGGTTATGGTGTGTACTTGGAAAACGCAGGAACACTAACTGGAACAACTGTTATTCCTGCACTTGCTGGTCAACCGGGATATAGCGCAACTGGTGTACCAACAACTGATATATATGGCAACCCTTGGTCAGGAAACGGCACACCACATATTGGTGCTTATAACGACTATAGTTTGACTGCGACTGGTTTATATAATCCTACCGAGCGCAACTCTAGTGCAATAACAATAGTTCCCGGTAGCACATCACAAAGCATTGAGTTGTATCTTGGTGTTACAGGGCTTACAGCATCTACAGCTGGGCTGTCAGCTACATTTAACCGTACACGTAGTCTAGCCGTACCTATTACCCTAGTGTCTTTATCACTTATGACTGACGGTTGGGTGTCTGGCGGATTTAAAGAAGTTAACGCAAGCACGATGCCGGGTGTTTACCGTTTAGATCTACCTAATGCCGCAATAGCGGCAGGGGCAGATGATGTGACAGTTGTTGTAAAGGGTGCTGCAGGTACTAACGGCGCGGTGATGACGATCAAGCTGCAATCTGTTGCAAACGAGATTCTAAGTGCAGACATCGGTGGCGGTGCTAACGCTGGTACGTTAAACGAGCGTACTGTACGATCTGCATTGCGAGCAATGCGTAATAAGGTGTCTGTAGGTACAGGCACAATGAGTGTATACAAAGAGGATGACTCAGCGGTAGCGTGGACTGGATCGTTGTCGAATACAGCTGACGTGACGGTAGATCCGGTATAAGGAGACGTAATGCCATTTGTAAATGTACAAGTACAGTTGTTAAGTGTAGACGTATCACAGGATGGTCAAATTACAGCATTCTTTAGTGATAGCCCTGAAACGGGTATGACTTTTACAGACTTTGCAACATTAGAATCGTATTTAAGTAATGACGGGGTTTGGTTACCTACACTTAAATTAATGGCTTTACTTGATTACACTCAAGAAAGTATTGCAGGTAAAACTGTCTCTCTGTCATGTTCGGATCCTAATGACTTATGGGTAAAGGCAATCTAAATGGCAGTTGTACCTTATAAGCACACAGTTGAAATGCTTCCATATAGGTTCGGAATCAGCGATAACCGGAGCTGGCAAACGTTTGTAATACAATCGACAACTAAATGGGGTCACAGATTTCGTGCGGAAGCAACAGGCGTAGTATCTAAAGTACTGATTTACACTGGAACGCAAGCACCGGGTTCTGGAACTGTACGAGTTGGTATACAGACAGTAACCGCTAGTACTGGATTGCCTACAGGAACGTGGGTTGCTTACGGAGATCTGGCGTGGGTCAACACAACACACAGTCAAACAACTCAAGAAATTACTACTACAGTTTCAGGTTCGGTTACACGAGGTGAATCGTATGCGTGGGTTGTGGAATATGTTACTGGAACACCATTTACTTTAGGCACATTTATAAACGCCGTAGACCGATATATATCAGAGCCGCATCAATATTCGTGGTCAGGAACTGCGTGGAGTCTTGTAGGCGGATTTAACAACTGGGATAGAAATGTTTATGGGTATCAAATAAGTTCTTTATGGTACGGACATATCTATCAAGGCTGGGCGCAATACGATGGCACTAATAATCAGTATCACGGTGCAGTTTTTACATTAGGTGGTGATGCAACTTTAACAAATGCAACACTAAGCGGTGTTCGTGCTATATTCAAAGGAAACACCAACAATGCTGGCGGAATATCATGTCGCATAGGAAGTATTGTTGGAAGTACACTGACACCTATAAGTACGTTTGACATTGTTCCTAATGGTGCGCTGTTACAAAGTAATAATAACAATGAATGGTCTGCGTGGAACGACTTAATGTTTCCGAGCAATGTTACAGTGCCTACAAATACAAAACTATTTGTAGGATTCAGAAAACAATATGATGTTGTTTTGTTTTTACAAAGTGTAAATGCTGTAAGTCATTGGAATTGGTGGACGAGGGGTCCTTCACAAGGTAGTTACGCTTATGTAGACTTTACGACTAATGCGGTCACAGAGTTTACGCTACAGCGTCCGTGGATGGCTCTTGATTTTGATAGTGTAACTACAGTTTCTGCTGGCGGTGGTGGTTTAGCAGCTAATCCAATGGCGGGGTACATCAGATGAGTAAATATCTAGGTGATTTCAGTGCGTCAAGCATTGTAGATTTTAAGTTCACTACATTCCGCCCATCTACAGGTGCGCCATTTACGCTTGCCGGAAGTCCTGTTGTATCTGTATATAAAGACAACGACCTTACTCAATCTACTGCGGGTGTAACGCTTACAGTTGACTTTGACGGTGTTGCAGGAATGCATCACGTTAGGATAACGACTGCAACTGACGCAGCGTTTTATGCTAATGGCGGTGAATTTGAGTGCGTTATCACCACTGGTACAGTTGACTCTGTCAGTGTTGTTGGCTCTTGTATTGGTCGATTTACCTTACGTAGCCAAGCATCGCTTTATCCAACAACTGCTGGCAATACTCTTGATGTCAACGTAAACGGCGAGGCTGGTGTTGACTGGGGAAATGTAGGCAATCAAGGTTCTACAGTTGGATTGGCAGCAACAACAGTATTTACAACCACAAACGTGACCAATAACGTAGGTGTAGGGACTATTGCGGCTAACGCTATTAACGCAGCGGCTATTGCTACTGACGCTATTGATGCAGATGCCATTGCAAACAGTGCAATTACAATCAGGCTTAGTACAGATGGAACTCCTTCTGAAGGACGTATTATTGCTGGTTCGGTTGCAAATGATGTGTGGAATGCACAGGTTGCCACATATGCAACTGCTGGATCTAACGAAACGCTAGGTACAGATACGTATGGCACAAAGGTGATGCGTACTGTTGCTGCTAACCGACCATCATCTGTCAATACTGCTAACGGTCATGTTGTAGCATCAATGTCTAATGGAGCCATAACTGCTACTGCTATTGCTGCTGACGCTATTACAGCTGCTAAATTTGCCGATGACGCACTTGTCATTCAATCTGCTGCTGCACTCGGTAATAAAATACGGTTTGCAGCAGATGCAATTACATCTACTGTTATTGCTTCAGATGCAATTACTAATGCTGAACTTGCCGCTACTGCTGTCCAAGAAATTTGGGATTACAATGTTAGTGCTTATGTAACAGCAGGTCTTGCTGGTACATATCTTAAAAATGCTGGCGCTGCGGGTAACCCTTGGTTGACAGATATTGGTAGTGCAATTACTTATCCAGTTGCAACTACTGCTGGTGGATATCTACGAGATAATCTAAGCAGGACTGGTCAAGTTCAAAGTGACGTTCAAAATGTACCATATGACGTATGGACATCTATTTTTACTTCAGACTCTGCTACGTACGGTCAATTCAGCGCTTACACAATGGTTGATGTCATGGCGTTGCTTGCTAAGGGATATTGTTCGGTATTTGGTACAGTGCAAGCATCTCCAGCTCCAACTACAACTACCGCTAAAACATCTTTAACCGGATATGTCAATAGTGCGTTTAATGATCAAACTGTAATTTTCTTAAGGGGATCAAGTATTGCTGGTTCGTGTACTGTAATCTCATCATCTAACGCATCTGGCAACTTGGTGTTTGACGAACCACTTCACCAGCAGCCTGTTGTAGGTGACGAGTTTATGATTTTACCAATGCACGTACACTTGCGTAGCGCGATTGCAGATAAGTTACTTGGTAGGTCTATTGCCGGTGGAGCCGATGGTGGGCGAACGGTAACTAGTGCATTGCGTCCCTTGAGAAATAGGACATCTATTACTGGTAGCGTATTAACTGTTACTGATGAAACGGATAACTTGACTACTGGTGTAGCTTGGACTGCAAACCTTACAACTAGTCCTACAGCAGATCCAGTCACAGGGATTGACCCAGTCTAATGGCAGCTGGATTTAGGTCACCATTTTTCATATGGGTTGGTGGATTATCTGCCCCCGGAGGTTCCGGTCCAGAGCCTCCAGAGCCTCCAAATCCGGGATGTCCTTGCACTGAATACAATCGTGAAGGTACTCTTGTTAATTCTTGGCTTGTTGATACTTGCGAAGCGTCTAAGGCCAGTTTGCCATTTACGATACCAATGTTTAGGCTTTATAGGTTTGGGTATGAGCCACGATTTTATAAACAAGAAGGAACACTGAGTAAACAGTTTACTCGCAAGGGGTGTATGTAATGGCTATACGGGCAATGAATAACCAACAATCTTACGTACTTGGTGACGTTACGTGGATTGGTATGGATACACGTATTCAGCCAAACAAGTTGAAAGATGGATACGCACAAAATATTGAAAACATGATGATTGACGGAAACTCGCCAGTGCTGCGAAATGGTTTCCGTGGAATCATGAACACTTTTAATGCTAACCCTGTATACGAATTAACAGCACTTAAGAGTTCAGCAACTGTCAGTAAATTGGTTTACGCCAAGAATGGAAAGCTGTATACGACTGATCCATCAGGTGCTCCAGCAACAGAAACCGAGTTGACTGATCAGACTACAGGTGCGTCGTTCAGTTTCCCCTCTGCGGGGAAACTTGTTCGTATGACTCAGTACGGGAGATACATATATGGTGTTGGTGGTAGTGGATCTACGTTTAGTTTATTTCGTACTAATGGAACTATTGCTGCATCTTTACCAACTGTATCTGGCCCAACATCTACTAAGCCTAGTGCTGCCGGAATTGTCAAAGCTGTAAAGTCATACACATCCGGTACATATGGTGATGTTGCAACAAACGCAACGTTTGGTTCGTTTACTACGCCATCTAACAACCGGATACTAAACAACTTGTTTGCTACTAACAGTGGGTCAACAGCAGCTAACTGGAACGTCAATGCAGGAGACCCATCCATTGGAACTGGCAGTGGGCAAGACGTTATATTAAAACAATTACCATGGGGTGGATCAAAGGGTACTGTGTCTGTAGGTTCTGATAACAGAACGACTGGTTGGGTTGCGCAAATTAATCAACCGCAAGACTACCTAATACAGAATGTAACAAGTTTACCGACCTATACACAAGACGGAAGTACACCAAAGGTAAATGGGTTACTTAGGTTAAAGTTTTGGTTAATGAACTACGACGATACTAAACCATTTAACGGTCAGTATTTAAACATAGCAGTACAAGGATATAACAGCACAACAATTGCTGGTGGCAATAAAATCACAGGAGCGTTATTTACGGCTACTGCTGATCCAGCACCTAAACAAACATTATCTGACTGGATTGCTTTTGAATATGTTGTAGATTTTAGAGAATTTGAAGGAACACTACAAGCTATTCAGGTACAGATTGCAAATAGTGGTTGGTCTCGTGAGGGTGATCCCGGCGTTTTAGTTGATAACGTGCAGGTGCATTCTGTTTTATCTAGTGCAAATGACAATGCAACCACAACAGACTTAGGATTAGCTGGATTCAAGGCAACTCAAGTCAACAGCAATGTAAGTGGTTTATATGGTGGGTATGTGCAAAACAGACTTATCAAATTAACACTTCCGTCTACAGTAGACTTGTCGTTAAAACCCGGCCTAGGCATACGTGCTGAATTGCATCCAAATATACGAACAGTTGAAATGCCTATAAGTATTGGCATTAAAGAAGGTGCAACTATTGCTTGGTCTGGGCAAGCTGTTTACAATGCTCGTACTAGATTCCTAGAGTTTCAACTATTTCCAATTCCTCCTGCATCACGTGATGCCGTTAACTCTGTTTATTTACGCTTTGACGAAGATATTCCAGATGTAGCAAATGACGCTGTGCTTGTTGGTTTAGGAGATGTTGTTGTACAAGGAGGACTTGCTCCTGATAATCAATACAAATACATTTACACTAGATGGAAAGCTGCTCCAGCTGCTTGGAGAGCATCATCTGCATACAATATAGTTGCTCCGCCGGGCGAAGGTATTGAAACAACACCTTGTGAATTTAGTAGTGAAGTTGAATCTTCAGTTGCATATTCAAGAAGTAGGATTACGTTCTCTGATACTGGATTACGAACGTCTACAACTGACTATACGTACGACTACATATTGGTTTATCGCAGATGCGACACATTGTTTACGGATGGTATGCCACGTCTCATTGCAATGATTCCTACTAATCTTGGAACAGGTGCGTCATATACAGGGCAATCGGCAAAGGTATTTGATTACGTTACATCAACACTTGTAAATAGCGACTCTGTAACATTTGATGTCAGCTGGGCAACTAATACAGCAACATACACAATTTATGATGACGTAAAAGATACTGACATTCTTTATCCTACAAATGTCGGTCGCCCCGGCATGTTTAATCATGTTGGACGAGATCAATTACCAACTGGTTTATCAACCATTGCAAACCACAAGCAACGCCTATTTACATCTAAGGACAATGGCCTATATGCGTCATGGCCATTGAATAAAGACAACGAATACGGTGTATACACAACTAATATTCCTAACGTGCAAGATCCTTTCATGGCAATCAAAGGCGCGTTTATGACTATTGGTTCACAGGACGACAATGAGAAAATCGTAAACTTGTTGTCTTACTCTCCAGATAATGTTGTTGCAGCTGGTGGTGATACATCTGCTGTATTAATCGTCTATCGAGAAAACAGCATTGTTCCTGTTATGGGATTTGATCCAACGTCATTTCAGGCACAACAGTTTGTTCGTGAACCGGGATCTGGTTTACTATCAAGTAAAGGTATTGCAAGTCTAGTTGGACAAGCATTACACGTATCTAGTTCTGGTATCAGCGTGATGAATGGAACTAAGATTGAGCCAATGAGCCTTCCACTTGAAGGCGTATTGAATCCACGTTCTATGGATTATGGCCCAACTGGATCAGCATCTTACATTGGTGCTGCTGCATATGCTGACATAGTTCTACTGACCCACGAACGAAGGTTGTATGCATTTGCTCCTATTGCTGGTGCATCTACAGCAAATTCAAATACCGTTGTGTATATCTACGACACACGAACTACTGGATGGGTTAAATGGAAGCTACCCGTGTTTTCATCAATACAGGTGAACGCAAGCAGTGCAGTGTCCTGTACTTCCATTAACGATGTATCTGACATGTATGTTGGTGGATCTAATGGTCAAATTTATAGACTTGAAGGATTTAGTGACCGGCCAACATTCAGTGGCACATTGCAAGGCATTGATTGGAAAATCACTACACGTAGGTATGGACAGACATATGCAGAAGGTGTTGCGTATTATGGCACGAATAGACCTCATCAAGTCAACGTGCATTACTATACACCGTCGGCTATTCAATTTACATGGAAGCTGACTAACAATAAGTTTGTATCTCAAACAGGTACATACACTACACTTGCAAATCAAGATAAGGCCGTTGGTTTTAGGCAAGTGCCAAATGAATTACGGGGTACATGGTTAGAATTAGAGGTATACGGAACCGGGGCTACAACAAGACTGGAAATACACGCTTTGTCTGTAATGTCTACTGAAAGCAGTGTAAGGAGAAGTTAATGGCGTTACCCGGTGGATTAACAACACCAGATTCAGCAGCTGCATCACTTAGTGGTGTGTCTGGACCCGGTAAAAGTAAAGCAATAATAAACCCTAATGTGCAACAAAGGGGTGCATTTAGCCCTGTCAATGCACCATTTAATTTTGTTGCACAACGTGTTACTAGTAGCACAACTTTAGATAGTGGGCAGTTAATATTGCAGGTTAATGCTACTTCAGCTGCGGTAGTATTGACTTTGCCACGTGCGTACTATGCGAATGGTCAATTTATACATATAATCAAAACAGATGCTACGGCAAATCAAGTTAGTGCTATTGCCCAAACTGGCGATACGTTAGGCAAAGCTACTGCAAAAGCTTGGCCAATAGCGCAATATGAAACAGTTACATTAGTCGCACAAGTAGATTCATCCGGTCTAGGCGTATGGTACGTATTGCAATAGGAGAAAAGATATGCCACTTCCAGCATATGCAGTAGGTTTAGGTGCACAATTTCTTGGGAATATGGCGGGCGGATTATTTAAAAAACAAAATAATCCATACCAGTCGCAACTATCTCAACAGAGAATGTTTAATCAAAATATCCAGAATCAACAGTATGGATTAGCGCAACAAAATCAATCAACAGCCAATAATTTTTCAGGCATGTATAGTCGCGGCATTCAAAATGAGATGGAACGTCTCAATAACCCAGATGCGACTAATGCTATGTTACGCCAAGCTGGTTCTCAGATGGGTGCTATTACTGGCAATGCAGCACAAGCTCAAGCTAGATACAACCAGATGGGTAACCAGTTAAATATGGGTGCTGGTATGACTGGGAATATGATGCAGGATAATTTCTTTAATAGTCCAATATCCCAAGCAGTAGCGCAAGGCGCAATGCAGTACACATTAGGTGCTGATGAACGTCGTAATAGAGCATTGGGTATGGCAGGACAAGCATATAACCAATACCAAGGACAGGCTAACCAAGGTTTCAATACAGCATCTGGAATGGCTAACAACATGTATGGTCAATACATGGGTGAAGCACAACAAGAGATGGAACGAGATGCTGCATTACAGAATAAACGTGATCAGATTTCTGGAATGTTTGGTCAACTTGGTGGTCAGTACCTTAACCAAATAAATGCTGACCGTGATTTTGGAATGCAGCGTGATTTGTATAAAGCTCAAACAGACTATTACAAGAAAAATAGCCCGGCTTAGGAGTAACCAATGAAATTCGGACAATCAGGTGTTAGTGGAATACTGGGTTTCCTAGATACTCTTAGTAAAGGCCAACAGGAATCACAGGCTAGGCGCAGCAAAACATTAGATATGAGCCTTGGCTTTGCCAAAGAAAACCGCGAGCTTGAACGGCAGAATAAACTCGATCAAAGAAATAAAGATGCCTTTGATGCACAACAGCGATTGAGTGGCATTAATGAAGAAACAGCCCGTTTAGGTTTAGAGAAAACTAAAAAGGGTGACTACGGAAATGCATTTCAAATGCGTCAGAGTGTTATAAATGCTGAACTCGCAGACAAAGCCAAGCTACCTGAGTTAACTCGCGGTTTTGCATTAGCTAAAACACCAGCCGATAAAGCAAGTTTTCAAGCACAAATTGCAGCAATACAGTCAAACAGAACTAAAAGACGACGTGAATTTGAACTTGGCTTAGATGGATTAACCCTGTCACCTGAAGAGCGAACACGTTTAATTAACTTTGACGACAATGCTTCACCGGCTGGATCGCCATACTCAAGTTTAATTGGTGAAGTAGGTGGACCAACTACATTTGGTCAACAACAACAACCTGCTGGTATTGGTCAGGGTTTACCATCTGGTACTCAACCGTTGCCTCAACAGCCATCAGAAGGTAGTGGTTTGCCTCCAGAGTTAATGGCAATGCTTAACGCTGGCGGGGTAACAATCCCTAATCAGTCAGCAGAGCAATTACCGCCAACTGAATTGCCTACGCAAGGGTCTCCTACTGGTGGGCCTCTAACGACTGGTGCATTATTTCCAAATAATGCTCAAGCTGGTCCAATGGCATCTCCACCACAAACTGGATTACCGCAGGATATTGTTTCATTCCTTGCTGAAATGGGTGTCCCTAATCCTGTTGCAACTGCGAGTAAGATGACACCTGCTGATTACGCAACATTAGTAAAAACTCTACAAGATCGTAATTACAGTAAGAGTATTACGCCCGGTGATATACCTGATATTGAACGAGACGAAAAAGGAAACATTAAACCTGAGACATTACCTACTCAGGTTGCGTATGGAAAAATGATTCCTCGTATTATGCCTGACATCAGGCGGACATTGCGCTCTATGGCGTCTCGTGAAGACATATCTCTTGACGTAATACAAAAAGAGTTATTTGGCGAAGATCAAGCTAACTGGATTATTGACAGTGAGGGTAAAGATCAGAAGCCAGCTAATATGGAACCAGTCATATCTGCCATGTCTCAGTATGTTGCTGCTGACCCAAAAGATATTCTAGCCATTAATAGTCAGCAAATAACTGCTAATGAAGGACGTTTAACAAGAATAGATAAAGAAATTGAAAGAGGCGAAAGGATCTTTTCCGATGCGATGGAAAGAGCAACTAGAATTAGAGTTGCTGAAATTGGTGCACGAGGAGCGGTTGATGCAGCTACCAAACAAATTCGAGGGGGCGAAATTGCTGCTGCACAGGAACAGGTACAGACTGCGGTTACTGGTATTAAACTACAGTACGATGAAATTATGGCTGCCTCAAGACTTAATGACCCCAATCAGTTTACGCAACTTGGAATCTATCCACAGACAACAAAACAAGGATTTCCAGCAAGTATTGGCACAACAGTTGCAGGAATTATTGCTAATAAATTGGCTGCCGCGCTATCAATGGAGTACAGTCCAACACTAGCAGTTAAGAATCCACAAGCTGTTGTGAGGCAGTTTAGAGTAAAAACTCTTCTAGCTAAATTAGCTGGATTTAGATATGGTGTTGAACAATCGCGAACTGCAGAAGTTGCTGCTGGAGAGGATCTTGCAGATGCTGATGCTCCAGCCACTAATTTCTATATGACTATGAAAGATCAAGTTGTAGAAGAACTTAAATCATATGGCCTTGACGAGAATGGCAAACCATTGAAGAAAAAGTAAGCCTGTTGTATTTGGTGTGCTCGTATAGGATAATGCATTATGCCAGATCGATCTTCTCTTTATAATCTTGGTTTACGTAGTAACGCTTTAAGCGAAACAGAAGCTAGACAAAAATATCCATTAATGGGAGGCGGTCAAAATCCGACCTCTCGTTTTTGGTTTGATGACTTTGGCATTCCTGATTATAAGGATGCACGAAAAAGAGCTGAGCAGTTAGGAAAATGGCATCCTGATTCTCCAACACGTGCATTATTGGCAGCTAGAGTGGCTGCTGAAGATGATGTTCGTGGCAACGTTCGCGGTAGAGCGTTTAAGTTTGGTCCCGCATATGACATATCTCAAAATGAAAAAATGCTTAAACGTATTAAGCAAGAAAGTGCAACGTATAGAACATCTGTATTAGACCCACTGGTCAAATCACTTCAGAGTCCTGATTATATTCGTGTACTAAATGATGAGAATGAAAAGTTAATTGAGGATGGTTTCCGTGGAGGTTTAATCGATAAACAGACACGAGACAATATTATTAACCAGTTTAGTAAACGACACGTTGAAGCACAGAGACTTAAAGTACAAACACCATCCGGAGCAGTGGTTCCAGCCCCAGCTTTAAGATCTGGCAGGAACTATAGGAGTGAACCGGGAGATGCACAAAACGATCGGGCATTACGCAAATTAAGTTTAGGCCGTCAGTTAGCTGATGAGAAAATAACACAGACACGAGTACCACAGGGCGTTAAGGAAAACTTAGCAGGAGCTACTGCAGTTGGAGGGATGCTTGCTGGCGGTGCTCAGAGATTAAATCAAACATACAATCCGTTTAGTTGGGCTGCTCAAGCCATGGGTACAGAGAAGTCCATGGATCAACTTGAAAAAGATTATCGTGCTCGTTTAGAGAAGACTGGTGAAGACACTGGAATTCTTGAGGAAGCATATTTTGGTGGTGGTGCAGGAGCATTGCAGGGTGTTGTTAATCCAGCAATTATTGGTGGAAATATTGGTGCGAAGGCTACTGCTGGTCTATACGGGCAATCTACTGATGAAGCTCAACGAGTTTATGACAACCTTGGTATTAATCAATGGTACACAGATTTAACTGGTGATCCTACAAACCTAGACAGGCAAGTTGCTCGTATCTCAGCAATGAATATTATTGAGCAAGTTCCTTTGGCTGGCAGCAACCTTGTTGGCATGCAGATCGTTGGTAACGCTGTTACTCGCGCATTGTTGCCAGCTATTAAAACAAGTACTGCACTTAACGCAGCTAGGATGGGAGGCATGATGCTTCCCGGTGCAGTCCAAGCTGTCGGTGCTGGATTTGGTGACCAGAAGCGTGGTTCTAAAGGTGAGATAATTAGCAACTTTGGGAACCCTATTGAGTACACACGAAAGATTGGTTTACCAGAAGGTGAGTACGACTTAAAACAGCAGACCGAACAGAGTGAAGGTTTTGGCGCACAGAAATTAGCCATGACGTTAGGTATGTTTGGTGGTGGTGCAAATCAGTTTTATAAAGATGCAACTAAGTTATTCTCATTAAGTAGGGACCTTGGAAAACTTGGAGTGTTTGGCCGTGTGGCTAAAGTAAATCCTGCGTCTGTCGAGGGACAGAAGATGTTGATGGATTACTATTCACTTCAAGCTGGTGTTGCTGGTGATGCTGCATTTGGTTTATCAAACGTGTTTGATCCTGTTGCAAGACAATTTGGTTCAAATTTTAACCCCGAAGTTCAAGCACCAACTGTTACTGACTGGTTAACCAACTTAACCATGGCGGCTGTTGCTGTTAGGCCAGCTAAGGGATTACAAGGATTTATTGGGAATAAATTAGGGCGAGGCGTAGACATAGCAGCACAGACTAAGTTCTATGCACAGGATATGGTTGAACGTGGTGGGTATCACGCAACTGGTGTCAATGCTAGATTTGGCGTACTTACTGGTGGGCAAGAAGCAAACAGTCAAGACTTACAACGTATTACAAGTTATGTGTATGAAACAGCAGCACAAGAGTTTGTTAATCAAGATCGCAACTCGCCAACATTCAAGTCGCTGGATGCAATCTTCTTTGACATCATAAATAATAAGAGCGAATCAAGTTACAACGTAGACAATATGATTCGTCAGATGCGTGTGCGTGGCGACAACAGTAAATTGCCATTTGACAGTCCACTATCTACGTTGGCTGTTAATCCTGCTTTATTCCCCGTTACCCCACTTAGCAAAGCAAAAGCAGTTAATCAACTAGGCAAGACTTTACGACCAGTTATTCAAGCGCAATACGATATGTATAATGCTGGCCAGACACTTGAGTCTGTAGAGCCAGCAGAAGTTGCAACACCAGACAAGCAATACTTTGGTGTGCTTAGAGGCAACGTTGATGGTGTTAATGAATACATCGTCTACAACAAATACTTTAGTGACGCTACGTTACATCGTGGTGATGATGGGCTGGAAGATGTCCAGATAATTAATTCTGTTGATGTTAATAAACAGAAGGCGCAAGCTCGTATAGAAACTCTTGCAAATAGCGTTGCTGGTTTAAAGCGTGATTTTAATTCACGGCAAAATCAGTGGACAAGAGATGGCGTCATTAAGGCTATTGGTGGTATCCGCAAAGATGGAACTATTATTGTTAAAACCAAGAAGGCTGGTCGTAACGCTGATGTTGGTTATACATACATGTCGTTCGATCAAGTGCAAAAGGAACTTAGCCGAGAGAATAGAGCATTACTGGCTGTCCTTGACGACTTGTATACACGCACAAAGTTAAGTCGAACTACAAGTAATTCATCACCGTTACCAACATCAGAAACTGGTGATAATTTCCCAACACAAGTCAATATAGCAACTGGCGAATTAGTGAACGGACGTTTGATTGCATCCTCTGGATTAACCATGCCAATAGGTATCTATCAGTTAATTGATGGATCTGTTGTATTTGGCCCAACGCCAGAAGGTGGCGCAGAGGTATTACCTGTACTAAACGAATCGTCTGCATCGTCTACGCCGGAACTGTTTACTAGTTCTGTTATTAAAAGCGCAAATGACTTTATTGAAAATGGCGCAGGATATATCGAAGCTGACATTTATGGTACTGGCGTTCCTTCTAAGTTAGAGATTACACCAGACTTAGGCGACGTATTCAGAGCCATTCTTGACATGGAGATACCAGATAGTCAAAAGGCTGAGATGTTAGTACAACGTGTCGTCGCTGACATGTCTGGCGAGATGATGTCTGGGAATAAGGCATTGCGTTATGATGCCGAAAACAACAAGTTTGTTGCTGACGTTACACTTAAACCCGGTGACCGAGTTGTATTCCGCACTGCGGATGCTGGTCTGCGTGATGTATCTGAAGGTGTAGTTGTTGAAGCAGACAATGGTGTTGCTACTGTAAAACTTAAGGATGACCCTCTCGGCCCAGCATACACACTATCTGCTGATAGGTTTGCATTATCTGAAAGTTATCAGGCAGAAGATGTACTACAATCAAAATCACCAACGGATACAACAGGTGAATTTGCCAGACCAGCTGCTATTACCAGCGCAGACGAAGCTGCAATCGCACAGTACTTAGCATATACAGCTAACGTTGACGTAGGAACACAGATTGCATCTTCAAAACCAGAAGACTTATTTACCAATATACGTGAAGCTATTGTCAATACAAGAGCAACTCCGGCTGGTATACAGCGTGGTCTTCTTGAGTGGGCAATGCGTAACAATGTTGAGGATGTGCAGGACGCAATCGCTCAAGTAATTTCAGATCTCTCCGCACCGGGTAAAGAGGTTGATATTGCCACATTTAGCAAGGCGATGGCTGTGTATTCTGATGAAGCGTTCAATGAGTTGCTTTACAGGATTATGAGTGTACATCAGTCTATTGACCCTAAATTTGGTACGCTGTTTGCTGCTGGTGACAGACTTCCACAATTCGGAACAATAGCAAAACGAACGGAAGCATTACAAATTGCCCGTCGAATGAACTTGTTAATGCTTAATGCCGGTCAACGTACGGATGCAGATATTTTTAAGAGGGCGTTGACAAGCCTTGGTTTTGATCCAAAAACTGTTGAGTCAAACAAGGTTATTAATCTAGCTAAGCAACTGCGTGGTATTGCACCTCACGTGTTTTACTACATACAGGATAAGTGGCACGTGGATAAGTTATCTGCAGCCAGCCATGCATCACAAGCTACGTTGGGCCGCGCTATTGCTGCAGTAGGAATGCCAGATATTGTCGCTCAAATTAAAGCTGACAGATTTATTCCTGATAGCGCAGCTGAATTCTGGCAGTCTAAAGATAAGTTTGACAAAGCTGTTCGTGATGTAAGAGGTCTTTTAAAGGAGACTCGCACTGAGACTTTCCGTGATGGTGATACGGAACGTTACGAAATGCGTGACATCGTGTATGCACGTTTACGTACACTAGGACTTGAGTTCTTGTATCACATGGCATCCGATGTTACATCAGCAACAACACGTCGATTAATTCAGAATAATCCACAGGCTGCTTCTGAATGGCATCGAGCATCTGTGTCCTATATGTACGATACGTACTTACCAGATGTAGCAATTGAAACTATTAACGCTAAAATTCTGTCTGGTCAGTTCATGGTAGATGGGACTGGAACTACAGACCAAACTAATAACATCTCGTTTGCTCCAGAAATTAGAGGTATGTATCAGCAAATTGTAGATGGCATTGCTGGTGATATTCGTATACCAGAGACACAGCGTCAGGCTGCTATTGACAAAGTAAATAGAATTAATGAGCTACTTGATTCTCTTAGTGATCAGGAAATTGAATTACTTAGAGCATACGATAAAGATGGCAAGCGACAATTACGTTTGTTTAGTGACGTAGAAGTTAATGGCGAGATAAAGAAAGATCAACCTGCCAACCTACGTGTTGCCAGTGCTGATCAAGCATATAGAGAATCTACCGCACGAGCTGCACGTGAATCAGGCATGTCAATGTCAGAGGCGCAAATACGTGCGCACGAAGTATACGTGCAGGTTTTTAAAAATAACGCACGTAAAATATTTACGACCAACACAGATTTACGATCAATTGTTTCATTTATTGAGTCAGACCCTAGATTTACAAGCATCAGGGAGCGCATTGATGATTTAAAAAAAGACCGTAAATTAAACGCAGATAAAATCACGGCGTTATATGATGAACTTGACACGTTTGTCATCGATACATTTAATAGTCGAATAGCGTCAGTTAGAGATACGCTCGGAATAATAAAAGAAGTACAACCGCCAGTTAAGCGTCCTGCTGATGCTGATGAAACAGAGCAGATTTCAGCGGCGTTTATGACAGGTAATGAGTCAGACACTTCATTCAGATATGAGGTTGAAGATGATGGCTCTTATTCTGTATATGACAATTCAGATTTAAATGTTGCAGTAACATCTGTGTTTGATGTCCTGAATGATTTGCAAAGTGCAATCAGTCGAAGAGATCAAGTAAGTACTACAACATCGTTTGATGCAATGTCTGCTGATACAGAACCAGTAATGACTAGTGTCACAGATGTAACAGGCACAGACATACGTCTTATTGAAGAACGAATAAAATCATTAACGTCGAAAATTGCGTCTGCCACACCAGAAGAAGCTACGTCTCTACAAATACAATTGAATGCTGAGCAAGCTAGACTTGCACAAGAACGTAAGACTTTAAAGAATACTGGCACAACAAACGATCGTCGGTTTATGTATGAAAATTACGATTATGCTATTAACCGAGTGATCAAATTATTAGGTGATGTGTCATCTGATCAAATCGGCATGGATGTAATGCTTTCTGTTTATGGAAAGTTTACATCGTTACTCCCATCAGATTCCGAGATTAGTAACAGCATCAAGAATGACTTGACAGTTACATATGCCGCGCAAAATATCATGCTAGAAGACAGCGTCAGGCGATTGCGAGTTTCTGGCACAACGTCCGATGTGATAGCACGTGCTTCATTATCTGATGTCATACGTTTACAAGCAGGCGATTTGCGACCAGAAGTATTTGCTAATCAATATGGCATTAGTCAAAACGTAGCTGAGTTAATTGCAAGGGTAGATGCGTACAACAAGGTTGAAGATACAGAGCCAACTATTGTAAATGATGGAGACATGACATTTGGGAACATTGACCAAGTTCCAGATGACATGCGAGCATTTGTCTCTACTTCACCAGATATTGTTCAGGAGCTTGTTAAATCACAAGGGCCAAACGCCTTTGATGGAATGATTGAATCTCCTGATGATCAGATCGTTGCTTATAGTGCTCAAAACTTTGAGGGCATGCGAATCTTAATGCGTAGCATGTTGGCTAAGGCATTTAGTGACGCGGATGCACAACACGCAACAGAAGTACTAAGTCGTTCAGGAGACACCGTAACTAAATTAGTCAATGACACATACGTATCACCAATGTATATTGCCGATAAGTTAGAGGCAGTTGGTGGAAAGTTCTTGGACTTACCCATTGATGATGATGTCGCTGGATTAATAGACGGAATCATAAAGAGTACTGTTACTAGATACACGGCAACAAGTAAAAACAATCCAGCTTATGAAGCACTAAGGGTTGCAGCAGATTTACTGAAGAATATGCCTGACATACGTGGTTATCCGGGAAGTAAAGTATCTGAGTACTATGATGTTTGGGCGAATAGGGCAGTTGAGAGATTAAACCTTCTAAATGGAGAATCACCAGATGACGCAATGAAGATTGTGCAAGGGATTCTAAAGGACATTAATCCAGATACAAATGCGCGTGTTCGTAATTCGACAACTAGACTGGCTGATATAGGAGCAAGGCCTGTTATATCTACTAGTGCTGATCCTGCATTTACTGCACGACGTATACTCGCATCTTTAAAACAAGCTGGAATCCCACTACGTCTTTCATCTGAAAGTTCATTTGCCAGTGTAGATTATTCAAGTTTAAACGAAGCACATTCCAAAATCAACTTAGGTTATGTCCCTCATGTCATAACGCAGGTATCGCCAGAGATGGCGGGTCGGTTAAGTACGCTGTACTCAGGAGTGATTGATGGAATACCTGCTACGCCAGATAACGCAAGTACTATTGAAACGCTAACTAGTATTAAGGATGCATACACAAAACATGCTGAAACTGGTGGAGACGTCATTGCTGTTAGGCAAAAAGTTTCTAAGGCTAATGAAGCAGCTGCAATGGAGGAGTATGCTGATAACTTAGCAGCAATGTATGACATTAATGCTTTGAGTTATGCACGTGAACAACTAGCAATAAAGTTAAGTGCTAATCATTCACGTGAGTTTAAGGATGAGGTTGCCGAGGCATTAAGAATAACTGGTGTTTCTAACTCCGCATTAAATGACTTCTTACAACCACAAGTTAATGTAAACCTATTCTTAACTGGAACAAGTGTGACCCCAGAACAGAAGAATTATGCATTGACGTACCTAACTGCAAAATACAAGAAAGACTATTACACCAAACACAATAAGGTTTTGATCACCAATCAGGATTTGCTTGATGAAGTTGGAGCGACCGCTCGACGTGTAACTGCTGATAAGCGTGATGTGTTTGGATTTACTCAATCGTTGGCTCATAACCAAGGACGTGCGATTAAGTCATTGATCTATATTGGCAGTAAGAAAAACAGTCCATATCGAACTGCTCTTACACTTACACACGAGATGTTCCACCCGTTGTTTACGGGTATGGCTGACAGCACACAGGTTGAATTCTTAGATTCATTAGTGTCTGGTTCATCACTCATGGATCAAACAATGACTGACGAGTTAGGTCGTTTAGCTAGAACTATTTCTTCAACAGATAGAGTATCCGTAGCAGAACGCGTTGAAGCTGGTAAGCCAGCAGTGCAAAAACAAATTGATAGATTCAATAATCCGGAAATGGCACTAGCTCTTCAAATTAAAGTTGCACGTGAAGCATTAATGTCTGGTAAAGCTAAGACCTTAGAAGATGCATTGAAGCCGTTGTCTGGTATTACGTATCGTGGTGAGGATTTAGCGAACGGATGGATCAGTCATGGTCACGAAAAATTTGTGACAGGCATGTTGAACTTCATTACAGACTACACGGTTGTTCAAAGTAGGAATGCTGCAGCATCCATTGATAGTGCTACATTATCTGTATTCCAGCAAATGCGTTCGACATTACGTTATGTCATGCGCCAGATTCATAATCAACATCCATTAGATGTTATTTACGACGAGAAGGGTTCTCCACATGCTGCATGGTATATGCCAGTACCAATGCAGAAGTACACGCTTCCACAGACGCACTTGAACCAAGACTATATCTTTGGTCGTGTTGATACTCCACGTGGACCTTTTTACAGAGAATTAAACTTTGCTCAAATGCAAAAGGGTAACTTCTTACGTGTGTCTGTGCCAACTCGCGACACAATGCAATCGGAAGTTGTTAGCCCAGTTCAAATGATGCGTTCAATTAAAAGTGTTCAGGCTAATGACATTGAATTTGGTGGTAGTCCTTACATGTTTGGTTTCCAACATACTGTTGGAGATCAATCTATTCACCTGCCATTCTCTGACCCTACGTTGCGTAGGTACTTGCTTGAGAATCCGGGGTTAATACAAACTGTACAAGTTAACCCATTTAAGAATCGATACAACACACGCATTATTAGCCCGCAAAGTATGCCAACCAAGGAATACACGGGTCGTGTTGTAGATATGATTGCAAAGACTACGACTCAATCCCCATCACAGGCTCGTTTAACTGGCTATGAACCAGCGTATTACGACGGAGTTAATACGTGGGTACGTGGAGAAACTGATAACGATGGTTGGTTTGTTCCGCGATTACGTGCTAACACAGAAGATCCTAAAGCGTACCGTTATGCTATTGCTGGTCAGCATGAATATGCTTATGTAGTTGAAGCACCAGCTGTAATTACTGTTGGTGACAGAGAATTTAGATCACAGGTTAGATTCTTAGTTGGTGAAAAAGCATTTGCGGAACAGAACAGAAGTACTTACGACCCAATTTTAGTTGGCTACACTCAAGAGTTTGACCCTAAGTTTTCGGCTCTCATTTATGATACGCATCGAAAAATTAATACAGTTTTGTATGATGCTGTTGGAAATGTCCGATGGAAAAAACAACTTGATTTAGAAAAGCGACTGCTCTCCAATAACGCAAGCAGTTTTACAATGCGCACATCGGTTCCATTAGGTGAATCGCTTGATCGCTACTTTGCAAGTCCTGAATACAAGGCTGTGTCTGCTACACGTATGTCTATGCAGCCACAAATTATTGACGGAGCTAATCAATTTGATGCACTTTTAGATCAAATCGTAAGCAATAGATACTCGGTTAAACTTGATGATGGAACTGTTGTTCCAACTGAAGCAGGTGAAGCTTTTGTGTCCAGACTTGACAATGCAATTAGTACGGTTCTATCACCATACATTGCAGACAATGGTTTATTTAGACATGATCGCAATCAAGCTGTACAGACTAACAGTTGGATTATTCAACAGGGTAGCCCTGAACAGGAGGCTATGTTCTCAGTATTCCAAGCTATGCTTGGTGGTTCCGAAGATTTAAATGTTCTGAGAACCAAGTTGATTAATGCATATTCTGAAGTCAACACACGTGGAAGTATTCGCGCTGATAGGCGTGAGCGATTAGATAGCATCATGTCAAAGTATGACATTCCTACAACAGTGACCTTACAAGATGGTCGTGAATTCCAAACTACAGACTTAGTACATAACCTATTACGTAATGAGAAATTAGCAATCAACAATGTTGACGCAATGGATATTGCCACTCGTGCAACTAATTTCTATGACAATGTCATTGGGCCAATACTTGAAACGGGAGAATTAAAATCTGATTTAGATTTACAACAATCAAAACCAATGACTAGTGCGTATGTATTAGACACATTGATGAATGTTGTATATGGGAATTCTGTAGCAGGTAAAGCAAACTTCTTAGATCGGTTGTCTTCATCAACAAACCCAGATGATTATGGTGATGTAGATAACGACCCAGAAGCAGCAACTAATTACCAAAATGCTATGCATGCACGTAACAGTGCTTATGCTGAATTCATGTCGGTTTCTCATGCTCTTGATGCTCAGAGTCGTGAGATCGGCAGAGCTTTATATGCATGGAAAGATTGGTCTTTAGTAGGAGAGAAGTCATTCCCTACAAATGACGCTGTCATTATCCGGGATAAAGAAGGTGCTCTGTATAGAGTTAATTTAAATAACCCTGAGAACTTTGTTGAAAGTGCTGCATTTGATTTTGGAAGAGATCAGATTCTTGATCATTCGCCATTTAGTAGGACAATGGCGTTATACAATCCTGAGCACACACCTGTTCGTATGCGAGCAGATGACATGAAGAAAAATGCATTCAATAGAGAAATTGGCGATGTGTTTCTTACTTCTCGTGAATACAATGATTTAATTAGTTCATCTACGGATAGCATTGATATCATTCGCCCATTTGGTATTGACAACAATCAAACCCAACCCGGCTTAAACTTCTTCCGTGTAAGTCGAAAGCCAATAGCTGAAGGTGGACGCAGGTCCTACGCTTATGACCCTAGTGAAGAAGTTACATTAGTACCTCTCAAGCACGGTTATAAATCTCAATACACCAAGGATGATGGTGAGATTGTAAACAATCAACGCTTACAAACACAAGCGATCAATCACTTGATGCGTTTAGCATTTGCTAATAATCCTGATGCAGATCCAAATGCGATACGTAATGCTACTAATACTGCAATCATTCCACGTGAGGTTATGATAGCCAAGTTGTTAGTTGCACGTGCGTTAATTAACGGTGACACATCTATTCCTTCTACATGGAAGAAATCGAACGCACAGAAGAGTGCCTCATATATGCGGTTATCTGGACCACAGAATGAGGCATATGTTGACAGTGCGTTGTCATCTACAGACGTTTACCATAACCGTAAACGAACGTGGTTGAGTGATGGTGCTGATCATGAACCAGACTTAGAAGCTATGTCTGAGACAGAGAGGGCGTACTTTGATCTTCCATTAACTTTGAGTCCGGAGGATATGAAAAATCCAGACTTAGTTAGACAGTATAAGGAAACACAATTTAACTGGGCTTTACAAAGAGCTTATGCAGTCCCACCACCAAAGAGTGTTGTTGTAAAACGTGAGGCTAATCCAAATATGCAACACGTTGCGATGGCTGTAAAGAATGACAGTATTTACATCACTATTCCAGATAGCGATTATGATTACACTGTTCGCACTATGTTTAGTGCTGATGGACCTACCGGACCAAGTACACCAGTAGATGCATTAAAAAATCTACCTGCTGGTGCAGCTCATACACTTATGAATGGGCCAGTCAACTTTACAAAACGTGGTGGTGGATTCATCTTAGGTGGATATCATGAGCTTACAAGTTTAATGAAGGCGGCAGTTTTGTCTGTTGACTTTGCTAGGCCAATGCTGCAGAACTTTAGGTTGACAGCATTAAATCCCAAGAATTTTGCTGCACAGTTCTGGGGTCTATCTGCATTACTTCCAAACTTATGGTGGTTTTCTGGTGGAAGAGCTAGACCAATGAGCAAGGCTGGTCAACTTGCAGCAATGTCATTTGCGCACAGACCAGACTTAGCATTTGGAGATAAGCAGTATCACGCTAAGATGTATAACTACCTTACTAAGTACGGTACTGCTGGCAATAGATTGAACTATGGAATCATTCCGGGTACAGCATCTCGTGAAGTTAGGCAGGATTATGACTTCAATGATTTGGCACAGTATGGATTAAAGACAACTTATGGTGACTGGTTTGATTCATACAATCAACGTAAGTTGTTGGACCCATCATTGTTACCAGAAGATGTGTCTATTCAGCCAACACAAGCTGAAAACCTTGGTGATGGACTTCTTGCTCGTAGAATACTACCGTTCGTAAACCAGTTTGAACGCGGTGGTGCATTGTCAACTGACATCCTACGTGTTAAGTCATTTTTGGAATTTGCAACATACATTGATAACAACACGATTATGAAGCCGTTCCAAAAGGCTCAAGCAAAACGTGATTACGCAACATTTATTAATGTCGTTACAGGTAATCCATCTGGCACAAACTGGTTAATGAGTGATGCACAGCGATCATTTAATAGTCACGCTCGTACACTGTATACATCGCCAAACTGGTTTGACTCCCAGATGATGCAGTGGTATGCACCAGCTGCTGTCAAGAAATTAATGGCTGATGGAATTAATGTTGTTAGTAGAACTGCAACACGTGGACTTGATCCATTCCATGTTGGCTGGGATATTGCTGACGCATCTGCTGAAGAAAAATGGTTTAGCTCATTACGCACCAAGGAAGTATTACAACAACATATTTTAACTGGTGCAAGTGCTCTTGGTGCAACTGCAATGTTAGGCACAGCATTCCAAGCGTTGGGTATGTATATGGATAAGCGTAGGTTACATGAGTATATGGAACATGATCCTATTGATTTTATGGATTGGCGACGTGTTATGAGTCCTGTATACAATTCTCAAGGTAAACGAGTTGACGACATACTTTCATTCGATAACAAGCAATGGTGGAACCCTATCGACTCTAAAAACAATTATGGTGTTGTCCGTGCTGGTAACACATTAGAGTTTGCGTTACCACAGACAGCGACAGTTATTAAACGTACATTCGTAAGTCCGTTAATTGCTGCGGCTAATGAGCCAAGTTTAAGCGCACCAGATAAGGCAGCAAAGTTTGCAAGAGAAATGTGGCAAGCTAACTTTGCAAATCGATTAGGGCCTCAAATACAGTTAATGAAGCAAATGGCTTACGGACGCACGTTTACTGATTTACCTGCGTATCAAAAGGATGTTGGTTTAAGGCAGTTCCGTACATTAGTACAACGGCGTGATGCTTTATACGATGAGAAACGCATTGCCGAAAACGAGAACAACGGAAAAGAGTTGCGCAGAATTAATGCAGAGCTAAAAAATATAGACGTTGTTTTTAAAAAGGTTGGTCTGTTTGATAGTCAGCCAACTGCATGGGCAATGCATTTATTGAATAGAGCACCAAATGGATTGTCTCGATCATTCATATCGTTAACGCAAAACCTGCAGGTTCAAAATGCATTGCGAGACTTAGAAGCAATGGCGTGGGCTGAATATACGTTGCGCAATACAGGTAAAAGCGCAAGTGGTGATTATAGTGCGTATGCTATCCCTGCTTTCATTCGTCCATTTGGACAGGACATTAAGTTTAACGACTACTATCTAATGGATGAATTGCAAAAGGGAAAGATGGGAACTATGTCCGGCAAGGCATATAACTACATAGCTCGTACTAAGAAATACACTTATCCAAATGCAAGCAATATGATTGCCAATCATGGATGGATGTCATTAATTGAAGGTGTTCCGGAAAGTGGTGGATACAGCGACACAATTCCAGCTTTTAATAAATCTGAGCCAATGATGGGGTTCCCTGATCGAGCAGTCATGAAGGAGAGCGGAGTTAATAAGGGCGTTATGACTGACGAAGTTAAGAAGCGTATGCCTCCGGCTAAGATTAACCTACCGGGTGATCTTACTACAGGAAAGATGTTAGGAAGATGATAAAGCAATTTGTCGAGATTGCTCAGAAGTACATAGGGGTTTCTGAGCAACCCGTTGGAAGCAACTGTGGCCCAATGATTGACCGATGGAACACACTAGTTAATGCACCTATAGGTAGCTTTTGGTGTGCGTCATTTGTTAGCGGGATTGCAGCTGAGTGGGAAAATAAAAGTGGATTGGATTGGCCATTATGTTTTAGTGCAGACTGCGATGTCTGGCTGGCTGTTGCTAGAAAGCATGGAGTATTGCATACAACTCCAATGGCAGGTGATTTAGTTATCTTGGTAAAGACATTGAAAAATGGAAGGCAAGATGCATTTCATATTGGGATTGTTGAAGGTCGTGATGAGGATGGTGTCTGGAAATCCATTGAGGGCAACAGTAATAATGATGGTAGTCGTAATGGATATGAAGTAGCCCACCGATCATTGTATGGAAATCGCAACAAAGATATTGTTCGATTTATTAGACCTTGGTCACTGATTCAAGCTGGGCAGGATTGGAAGATTGTATATGGAGACAACCACATTGTTGCCTTATTGCAGAACGGAAAGACTTACGCGCCTGTGCGTGACTTTGTTCGGCTTGTCGCTGGGGACAATATTGTACTGGCTTGGGAAGATGGGCCAGTACTCAATGGTGAGCCACTGGCCGTTCAATGTATTATACGAGACGGTAAATCGTATGCAACAATCAGAGATCTTGCTCGTAGTTTTGATCTTGATTGCATCGTCAATAGTGACCAAAAGAAAGTCTATCTAAAGAAGACTGTCTAGCCCATAGTCAGTAAACTTAGCAAACCGGGGTTGGAACTCAAGTAGTGACACCCCGGTTCTGCCGTTTCTGTTCTTAGCAGTTATAACTTCAGCCTTGTCAGATGGTTCCTCATAATCTCCTTCATTCTTCTTTTCATAGTAGCCAGCACGATATATGAACTGTATGACATCTGCGTCTGATTCGATATCACCAGACTCTCGTAAATCAGACATCATTGGGCGCTTGTCTTGTCGTTGCTCTACAGCGCGAGAGAGACTAGATAGTGCAATGACAGGACACGCAAACTCACGTGCAATATCTTTAAGCCCACGACTAATTACACCAATGTCCCTAGTTCTATTCTCAGACTTGTACGAACTAGGCATTGCGATCATCTGTAAGTAATCAACAACCACCAAGCCAACATTAAATGATTTTTGGGTATCTCTAATTGCGTCACGTATTCCTCCAAGGGTGACAGTTTTATCTGCGACAATCCTAACATGAAGTGTCTTAGCCTCTCTAGCTACGTTGTGTAACTGATCCTTCTGATAGTTATTCAGCTTCTTGGTCTGTATAACTTGACTATCCACTTCACTGTAGATTGACAACATACGTGCAGTGACCATGTCCTTTGACATCTCTGCACTAATAATAAGTACCCCGGTCTTGTCCTCTAAGCCCCTCATGAACTTAGCTGCATTCCATGCATATTGCAATCCAAGACTAGACTTACCCATTGATGGTCTGCCACCAAGTATTATTAGTTCTCCATTGCGCCACCCTCCTGTAATTGAATCTACGTCGTTGTAACCTGAAGCAATCGAGAAGTCCAACTTGTCTTCATCTCTGAGTATAGCCTCGTTGGTTGTATCCCATATTAATTTAGATAAATCATCTGTTGAGTTTCCGGAATTGATAAACGTAGCAGAGTTATTTAAATCCTTCAAGATTATCTCAATGTCATCGTCACCTATAGATGCTCTCTTACTAGCATGTTCAGATGCAAAGATAATCTCTCTGCGTCTGTGATACTCAATGACTAGCTTGACATAACTCTCATAGTTAGAAGTGGTTGGTAACAGTTCTGCGCATTGCATGATGTAAGCTAAACCGCCACATGCTTCAAGTGCGTTACGCTTTGTTAACTCCTCATTCACGGTCACGATATCTATGTCTTGGCCAGATGCATCAATAGCTGTATACGCCTCCCATATAAGACTATGTGAGACCCTATAGAACATACTCTTATCTATATGAGTAACGTTCTTATATAACTTCTTCCCACCAAGAAGAACAGACGCTATAAGTGATTGCTCACTCATAACGTCCGATGGGATCTCTATATTGAAACCAAGGCTTCTATTCGGCGCGTTGTTCATCTATGTACTCCGTTATCCTTACTAGTAAGACATCGTTAATCACATCTTGTAACTGCTGCCCCTTGACTGCAGGCTCTACTCTCCATGCCTTTAGTCCACCAGTCTTGGCTACAACATGCTGAAGTGTTGGATGCAACTTGTGGTATGGAGTACCAAGGCGTATTGCTTCAGCAATGTCATTTGTGACTGACTGTGGTGACTTATCGCCATACTTTTCAATTGCAATAGCAAGTAATACCTCAGACGGTGTTGGTCGAAACTTAGCACGTGTAAGAATGCGCCGTAATCCATAAACAATATCGGCATCATTACACCCAGTTATCGCTACACGATACACAGTCTGGCTTGTCTCATTCCATTGAATTGAACTCGGCAGTTGCGAAAGCACTGCCAATAACTTATCTGTTGCTGTCATTTAAACCACTCCTCAATCGTTTTTGGTAAACCATTAATCAAAGGCTGTGGAAGAGCATATGTCTCCCAATGCTTCCACAGTGAACGAACTGTAACCATTTCTGCATTCTTCCATTTGCTAAGTAGTATGCTCGTTCGTTCTTCTATGTCAGCTGATGTAATGCCAGCCTTGTGCATCTGCCATATTGTTAAACGAACACCTTTCCATTCTTTGTCTGTAATTGCTGACTCAGACACTATCCCCCATCGTGCTCGTTTAAATGCTTTGTATAGAAAAAATGCTGGGTCATCTTCCTTTGATAGTTCCTTCTTTTCTTGCTTTACTGATGTAACCTTTACATCATCATTGTGCTGCATGGAGTCGGGAAACAACTTGTATCCATTACTCGTTGTTCTCCCACTGGGAGAAGTTCTAGCATTTATCTCAAGCAATCTGCAGTCATTGATCTTCATAGTTGTTAAATGATGCAGGGCACTTTTCACTGTAGTCTCGGATAAACCAGTGCACTCACATAAACGCTTGATACTTGGCCAGCAGTAGCCTTCATTATCTACATGCATAACTAACGCCATGAATGTAACAAATCCAGATGGAGTAAAGCTGGATATATGATGAACAAGTAGCCTGTCTATTTGAACAAACCCAGACGACGACGCGCCGGACAAGCCAAAAGACTTGCCGTTAAACACGGTAATCATTGTGAATCCTATTGGTTATATGGGCATTGATCGCAGTATCTTACTCTTTGCACTTCATCATCTTCTGACAACTTAGTAAGTCCTGCGTCATAAACTTCTTGTAATGGTATTGGTGTTGTACTAATAAGTGACAATGCTTTATTGACATCGTCAATTGTCCATCCACTTGGTATCTCAATTGCTTTGAGTGGTTTTTTCTCTTCTTCTTTATCCCCTTTTAATTCTCTTTCAAATTCTGTAACAGATACACCTCTGGCTTTTGCTGACTCTAAGATTTGCTTTTGCTGTTCCGTTCCCATATTCGCGACCAACCTGTGATGAGTCCAGCTAAGACCTGCAACACGGTTATCAATAGGAACATGACTAGATACCCAACTCCAGTTAGCAAGACTTTGATAAGCGCAACCAGTAACATCCATAGCCTGTGCATACTTTTCACCGTATCGTTTTTGTCCGTAGTTAAGTGCGTCGCCAATTGCAAACTGAAATGCTGTAGTTAACTGTTGCAGAGTAGCCATTAATCTTAGCCACTGATCGTACTCAATGTCGTGATTAAACTGTAATCCAATATCAGTAACGCTTACAGCGTCTGGGATACTACCAATATAAACTAATTCGTCACTCATACTCTTTCTTTCTTTGATACAAAAGGACCACGGTGTTGATGTCCGTGGTCCTCCATTTGGTAGTTGTGCCCCGTTGAATATAGTTGCGGAGCAATGCAATCTTACTCCTCAGTATCGGTTGCTGTCAATGATTTAATGCTAAAGTTTTCGGATGCTTCAGTCATACTAAACAGTTCGGGATATTGATCTACAAGTGTAAGTTGCACTTCTCTTGGTATTTTGCTTTTGTAAATCTTGTGCTCAATTTTAATTGCCCCTAACGAAAGTGGAATTACATAAGCTGCTTTCTCTTCATCAAGAACAGAAAACGATGGTTGTGTGTTACGAAAAGCAACTTGACCCCATGGACACTTCCATGTTTTAGCTTTGCCAATTAGTTGCGACTTGGCAAAGTTTGCAATCTGTGCGCCATAACGGGCTTGCAGCCATTGAACTTTACGTTCCTTATCCTTCACCATTGTTTTACAACGCTCAATAACTGATTGGGTGGCAAGTTGTTCTGCTTTTAATTCCGTTTCGTATTTTAGTAAACGCTGTAAAGCTAAAAGAACGTCATCTTCTGTTTTAAGTTCATCGCCAAGCCAACCGTCAACTGGACCGGCATATTCGCCGGTCTCAATCTCAAAATAGCTATCGCCAATAATGTCAAACTTTGTCTTATCCAATTTATTCCTCCTCTGCCAAGAACACCGACTCTGCTTCTTCCGGTGTATTGAAACCCATCAACACTTCAACTACTAACCTGAGATTCTCATCACTTGTGTCAGTGTGTCCAGCCAGTTTAAAGAACACACGTTTCATATCAGATGGTGTAATGCCTGATCCCCATATACGTTTGCACTCGTATGCAAACTGCTTACCCGGTGTAAGTGTTGCTTTTGCTGGTTGTGGTGCATCAACAATACGCGTTTCACCAGCTGGTGTAATAGGCTCTTCAAGTTCCTGAGCAAACAACGTACCGTAACCACACAAAGCAAGAGCGCGACCAATAGCACCTGTTTCTGCCTTCTCACGATAATCAGCAAAGTGTTTCTCGTGCTCTGTCTTATGAGCCTTGGCAATAAGCCTTCCTGTGCTATCTAAGATTTCTGCGGCAAATGTAGTGTAGTCAGCACCCGAAAGATCGGGTACTGCATACGTCATGATTGTCCAGTCTGGATGGTCTTCTCTAAACCAAGCAATGCGAGCTGCGACTGGCAAGTACTGCTTGCCTTTTAGGTTAATGAAGTGGTCTCTTGGATTAAACATCGTTTTTAAACCTTTCTGCTATTGCACGACGCATTGTCTTTGAATGAAGCATGTCATCGTGAGCATTGAATACATGCCCTCGGCAATTTACTATCTTAAACATTGTTGAAAATCGTAGCAGTGTCTGTCCAACTACATCGTAGTTTGCCACATGACTTGCATCATTATTTTCAAGTAAAGTATCTAATAGATACTGTGGTTCTGTGTCTGCATATATAACGTTGTCTGCGTCACACAATGGCTCTCTACTATCTTTATGAACCATATATATCCAGATCATCGTTTCATTTGGATAGGTCATCATTGTTGGATAACACGTTGGAAGAGTAATTGGTTTACCATTTACTCTGTTTAGTAACAGCGGTACATAGTCAAGTTCTAGACATCTGTATTCTGTAGCCAACGACCAAGCATCTCTATCTATGATATTAAATAGCTCGCCATTTGGTAAATTATCTAATTGCTGGGACGCATCCCATAAGTTACTCCAGCATGCAATGAATGACCAGTCCTCATGGACTGATGACAGTATTGCATCTTTGTTATCTTTTTGTACTATTATCCATAGTTTCTCCTTCTGATCTGTATTGAAATCAACATCGTGATTATCTAATGTGAATGGCCAATATACTTTTAAATCCATTTAAAACTTTCGAGTTTTGATGTAAGTCCTAACATTTTATCTACTTCAATAACATTGTTGATCACGCACTCTAATGATCTACATATAACTGTTAAATTATCTGATGCATATTCTTGTTGCTCCTTTCTTACTGTTCCAGTTTCAGTCTTGAGTTCAATGCCGATGGCTATGTGCTTCCAATTCTTGTGATGAACATAGATATCTGGAGCGCCAACAGTATTTCCTTGCCAGCCACGAGCGTATGTATATTGGTGACATTTGTCACATTTTACTTTGCCACGTGACTTTCCAATTTCTATGACTGTGTATCCAGCTATAACTAATGTCGCTTTTACTTGTTGTTGAAGTATAGCCTCGGCATTTTTTCTCATCTGTTTTTCATGCTCCACCAAACAACTAATAGGATTAGTGCATGGTAAATAATCGCGATACATCCCGGAACGGGATTCTTTTTATCGCTTAATCTCATAATGTAAATACGCCCATACTTCTTTCACATTTGTAATACGTAACCCTTTCTCAAAAAACAATATGTCAGATACCTTTAGTGCGATCTCTGCAGCTAGTCCAGTTGGCGCACGTAAAATAATCTGTAAGATTTGTGGATACATAAGGCAATAATGCAACGATGCTCGCACGTGTTGAGGCATGTCTCGATACACGTATTCGGCATGTCGTTCATAATCGTCTCCAAATAACTTGAACTCTGCGTTTGCTGTGCTTGACTGAATGACTCCGTCGATTACAACACACTTTGTAACAAGCCTTTCTTTCCACATTCCATTGATCAATTGGATAATGTGTTTTCGACTCCATGTAGACCAAGAGTTTGGTGACATTAATGCGTAAACAGATATTGTGCGAGATCGTTTGTCTTGCACACTTAGTTGTTGCCACAATTGATAAATAATCTTTGCGACAAATTGATTGTTGACACAAACCCTGTGTGTACCACCAGTTACGATGTAACACACAGGATGATAATTGCTACGTTTACGTGTTGGCATTAAAACTTAGGTTGCAATGTACCTTTATGCCGAGTAACACAATAACCACATTTCCATGGCGGAGTCCATTTACCTGATAGAAACTCATCGATAATCTCTGCAACAGTAACTCTCGTTAAAGTTGGGTCATCAAACATTTGTTTGTTTTTATCTGTTACCCATACAATGCGGTCTTCGTGCCAAAAAAGATTGTCTATCGTACGAATATCTTCAGCTGCTTCAGGACTACCATCCCATTCTTTCGGCATCCGAAACGTAACAATTTTGAGTCTCCATTGTGGCCACGATAAAGAAACTACTCCATTCAATCCGATCAGTGGCTCTAACTTATCCCATCCATCTTTGTAATCACTGTTCTTTTTCATAGCATTTAGCAAATTAATTAAATCTTGTAACATACGAACCTTTCAATCATTAAAGTAATACAGCAGTATATCAGTCACACATACATTCTTCTTCCCATCCACCGCATGCTTCGCATGGTGTGTATCCCATTGCTTCTTTGTCGTCATCAGTTAAGTCTTCGTCACATCGCTGCACTTCGTCAAAGTAACCGTCTTGTCTAGTCATAGTGCCAGCAAAGCACATGCCGGGTTCTGAGTAATGCATTGCAAAGTTGAGCTTGGGATACTTTGCACTCATAGTGATGAACCACTCACGTGGTGGCCCCCATGCTGTGTCAAAGTTATAACGTAGTTCGTTATCGTTACCAATGCTCTCCAGTATGCATCCGTAACATGCATTCCATTTAGTCCCCCAGTTGGACAGAGACCATGTGTACCAGTTGTTGCCATCTTCTTCATCTGGCATTGGCACTGATCCATTAAAATCCACTTGGTAAAGACCATGTTTATCTACAGTTGTGTTTTCTGTCTGCCATTTTGTTACATCGTCGATGTTGTCACCAGAAACAATAAATGTGTTATCGCACCAATTAGGCATTGTGTTACTCCTTATCCGTAAACTAACTCACCAAAGCACAACTCCTGCAAAATGCAGTCAATAGTGTCGTAATCAACATTTTGCGGTTCCGTAAATGTGCGATCGCCAATTGACCAGCATTTGCATAAATGCTCCAATAGGTTTAAATCTGATATTGAATGTTTTTCATTTTCGTCATCAGTGATTTCTATAATCCAACTTGTATCTGTGTGCTCGACTACTCGTACATTCTTGACCCAGTCGTTGTACTGGATCATGTCCATTATCATTATGAACCACCATTCTGTATTAATTGATTTAATGGTAAGGGTCAAATGTTCAAGTATGTAATCAGTCGTCATTTCTATTTATCTCCTGTATTGCTTGTGTAAGCCGATCCCAATTCGTACCAACGTGAGCATCAAATGTGTCGTGTAATACTTCGACTACACCAGCCCATTTATCCCAGTTGTCTGCTGCAGACTGTGCAAGTTCTTCTCCTGTTTTGTAATTGTCATCACTAAGTTGAAGCGCAAAGTCATATGGACCCCAGACTTCAATGTAAAACTGCGGGTATTTCTCCCGCAGCCATCGCAACTCGTTCTCAAAATTCTCTTGATCTTGATCAATTTCTTCTACTGTCATGGCACTGGCCACCCTTCTGGTTCTTCTAACTTGCATGCAAAACCTAAGTCATGCGCACTAAATATGTCATTCCACTCGCTGTATGTAGAGTCACAAATGTATTCCCACATAGCCTCATTAAATTCTTCTATGGTGCGTTCGTGGTACACGGACTGTACTAAAGCAAGAAACTTTACGATTTCATCTTCAGTAACTTTTACCTCTCCCTGTGCTTCCTCTTCACTAATGAATCGGCGTATTGCTGCATCTGTGTAACGTACGTCAATGGATTTAAAAATACGTTTACCAAGCGCAGCCATAAAGTATGCACCGTTGGCTGGCGAGTGGCACTCACCATCTTTTGTGTAGTGACCAGCATGGTCCCAACAATCTTGGGACCATTCATCTTCTTCGCATATTGAATAAAACATGTTTATTTCCTTTGTTTAATTAAACCCACAGCGCAGCTGAGCCGTGGGCACGGATGACGATATCGCTATCGCCATCACAGCGTAGAGATGCGGGGCAAGTGTCGCACGTAGTATGCATTTTCAGCATGTTGCGCATTGCTCGCATCTCGTTAATGAATGGATCGCTTGGGCACTGCTTGCAACCACGAGCATAAGCAGTGTGACGCTTGTCAATGTAGCCATCGTGTGGACGGACTAGGAACGTACCCCAGCCAGCTTCCTTGGCTTCCCATCGATCAATGTATGAGTCACATGATGCCTGAAGCACACCACGAAATGGTTGTGCTATTGGCATACGCCACTGGTGTGTATAGCCAGTATGACCAAGCTCATAGCGTAGCATGTCACCCCAGATTGGGAATGGTACGGCAACAGGATCACCGTATGTACCCATGCGTAGTTTTTTGCCAGCAACCATTTGTATAGTTGCAGCAACTGTGCTAGACACGATTGGAATGTTGCCCTTTTGGAATGATTCCCAAACAGCAGTAGTGCCTTTGCCAATATTGACATAGCACGTACGCACATCTTTGACTTTCGCCGTGCGTGTATGTCGTTTGCGTCGTTTACGGTGTGTGCAGTTGCCGCAAATGCAACCGTCAAGTAGCTGGTCAATTGCATCTTGTGGATGCACATCACGCATGATGATGTAAGACTGAATCATGTCACCAGTCTTGATGTTCCAGTCTTCATTGTTAGTCTGACAATTAGATATGATGCACACAATACGTGATCGCTTGTCGAGTTGACTAACGCCATCGTATATACAATACGAGTTGTATTTGGGCCTCATGATTCGTCCATTGCGTACATTGGTAAATAGATTTGGATCTGCGTCGAGACCAAACTTGTTGAGATATTGTTGTGCTGTCATGTTATTCATAGTGACTTCTTTCTGTTACTTGATGTTGTCCGGCTACCGACTCAATGATTACGTAATATGACATTGGTCCGTCATACCCATAATCATCTACATCTTCATTACGTGCTTCGGCTTGCTGTATGTAATGCAAACAATGCTCACCATCTGCTCGCTTTGCTTCTTCTGTTAGTTCTTTGCAGTGTATTTCTAATTTTTTGCGTAACTCTTCTGCGTAATCTTGTGTCGGGCATTTACAATACTGTTTGAGTATATGTAAGTGGCCCCACCACCCTCCTTCTTCTGGCCCACCGTAATAAGGTATTTCTTCATAAAGAGAAAGGTAGCACTCTTGTGCTACCTCTTTTTCTTCTATGATTTCATTCCAAGCTCGTAACATTACACTTTCATCACTCATTGTTATCTACTTTCTTTAACTTACGTCTACCTTTCATAATTGGTATGACTCGCATGCCTTTACATAGATTGCATGGTTGGTCATACATACCAGATAGATAGTCATCTCTAAATCCATCGTCATACATGTCTTCAAAAGTTAACCCACCACAATCAATACTTGGATTAACATGGCTACCTTTTCCATTGCATAGATGACATGTTTCGTACTTAAACGGATACCAGACTTGTTGTCCATCTTCAGTATCGTATTTGTGGCGAGCATACATTTTGTTTTCATCAATTTCTGTCCACCAGCGTTCTTCGATTGATCGAATGCGAATATCATTTTGATAATTGCGATCTTCTAAACTAAACCATTCACTCATTATTTTTCCTTTGGTTGCAAACTATTCATGAGAACTAACACACATGGATTGTTGTGTGATTCGACATACACCATCTTCATGAGACGTGGGTTAGGGCAACCATGTGGTGTAGGTACAACCTTTACAAGCTCACCGGCAACGATCTCATGTGGATAAAATAAATCCATCCCAACTGGTCGAAACACATACCTGCAATTTGTTTTAATCATTATTGTTTTAACTCCATAAACTCACACACTGCCAAAGCTTGTTGCTTTGACTCAACTGTCACTGGTGCTAACACTTCAGCAAAACCTATAACTGCATGGCGTTGACTCCACATGGAGCAGTCAGTATCATTGACGTGCCACTCTACACCTTGACGTAGTCTCTTACATCCGATTTCAGTTGCAAGTCTACGTCTTATTTTGATCAAGCACGGATTACCGTAATGCGGTTCGATATACGTACAAACCAAATCGTTCGGGGTGTTATCCCCGAACGTGTTCCAAAACGTGTACTTAATTGGTCTGAATACAAAGCTCATTGAATATGTCCTTCATTGCAGTAATAGATCTATCTCGTAGGTAAAACGGACTTTGCTCAAATGATTCACGATATCGATTCTGCATAAAGTTTTTATTCCAAGCAGCGTCTGTATCTTTACCACAATTGGTTTTAAGCCCAAACCAATATGTACGGACTGCTGGTTCAGTTAAAACTAAGTGTGGATGTTCATCACCAATCCATTGCAAGCCAAACTTGTCAATCCAAATGCGGTCATGAGTACGTCTCATATGTGTGGTGTCTGCCATACATAATGCATTCCATGTCTTGTTGATTAGGTTAAACCTGCGTATGAATACATCTATTGTTTTGTCATCCATCTCCCATCCATGACGAGTATTCATGGTAAGCCAGATGATTTGTTCTGTAATGCCAGCAAGTTCTTCGCGAACGATATCGGGACACGCAGTGGTGTCATATGTGAGTGCCATTATATTTTGTCTCCTAGTAGTTGATGATTGATGAGTGCTTGGTTGTAACCTTTGATCCATATCAAGGCTTCAGACCAGTTGTGAGCATGTTGTTCATGTGGACATGCATGGAACTGTGTATACATGCCTTTCGGTGCAAACTTGATGCGTTTAATGCCATCACCACAGTCATGCACGAACATATCGAGGTTGCTCCATTTGAGATACTCTTCTACTCGTTTTTTAGTTGTCATAATAAACTCTTTCTGTGCGTTGTTAGTGAGACGCACCCCTCACATTTAACTAGTCCTTGTAGGACAGACGATTATGATTAGTTACAACCGTCTTGCTTACCTGCTTCTCAAAGTCTGGCATTGCCATTGCCACATACTTCCAGAAGTCAAAGGTTATAGTTGGCAGTTTGACATCTATAATGATGCGCTCCAGTGTCTGGATTGCTTCATCAATCTGCTCTTCAAGAGTCTCAGAGTTCAACTGAACTTTGATTACTTTACTCATGATTGAAGATGTAGCACGGCTATCCTTGTCAGGACGCAATGTCATAGTCAGTTCAATTTGAACAAGAGGGATAGGATGAAGAGTCTTCTCTTCACCATTAGCCACATCCATTCTCAAACTGTATTCCATCTGGATGAAATGCCCGTTGAGTTCAACGGTATCTGAACATGATGTGGTGTGATATCCACCATAATAAGGCAATGTACCGTCTGCTACTTTGGCAGGGATACCAAGTAGCTGGTTGCGGAAATACGTTGTGTGCAATTCAATAGACATAATAGAAACTCTTTCTGTGCGTTGTCAGTGAGGCGCACCCCTCACAAGAAACTAGATAGCAAGTTTAGTTGTGTAAAACTCTTTTACGTCATGATTAGCAGTCATGTAATTGACAATCATTTCGCAATCAACTTGCTCAAGATTAAGTAATACCTCAGCCAAATCAACTAATGTGTAATTTAACTCATTACTTTGTTGATTAAACCTCTCCCACATATGATCGTAATGATCATTTGTGATTAACTTCTCTTTAAGAAGCGCTTCAAGAACTAAGCTTCCATAAAGTACTTCGTATTTAAATCTCATTTAAAACACTTTCTTTCTACTAATAATTGGTTTACTAGTTATCTTGTTTATGTGAACGATCGCATATGGTTTAAACTCATATGTATGCTCTAAACATCGCGAGATTCGTATGTGCATAATCGTTGAATCACAGTACAAATGAAGTCCAGCAATGTTTTGTGCGGCTGATGCATTTGTATAAACATCAGGAAGGCCAATTGCTTGGCCTTGAAAGTCATACTGTTGGTTTTGGTATGTATATTTAGGCACTGGTAGTATCTATGACCTCCCATCCATTAGGTGTGTAAGTAAAACCATCAACACCATAAACAATAATCTTTGCCATGTATTCACGAAACTTCTGTCTCTCTTCAGGTGTTGGTTCGGATGCGCACCAATCATTGAAGCGAGCGCGACTGTCAATCTGTGGAAGATGTGTTTCACAGAAGTCTTTGAGTTGGTGCTTGTACTTTTTGGCATACGGATCAAGAAAAGAATCACATGCAGCCAACTCTTCTTCACCACGTGCGTGGATAAGACGACGCATCCCATCACCGGGATGAAGATGTAGCCAAGTGTACTTGGCTAACATAATTAGGTAATTCTCTACTCTTGGTTCTTGCACTACAGTTGTCATGAACTTAATTCCTTTCGCAGTTCTGCTGCTTTTTTGTCGTTGTACGTTCTCTTGAACTCCCACAAAACATCGATGTCATCAGTCTGTGGTACTTCGTCTTGGAAATTGCTACGCAGGTTTTTAGGTAGAAACATGTTTGTCATGTCATTGAGCAACACCATGTCATTGACCCATTTCCAAAACTGAATCTTCTTCTGATTATTTGTCATTGTTGTACTCCTGTAATAAAAGTGTCTCTACATCTGTCAACCAGTAGTTAGCTGAGTCTGGTGCTGAGCACCAAGCAAACTCTTCGTTGAATGACGGTGACGAGACGAACACCGTCACTTCGTTGTCCTGTCGGACGATCAAGTCAATGCTTGCGCGTGACACTTGATATGGTTTATCTTTGCCACAATGGATTTGAATCGTGGCATGGTAACGCTTACGACCATCAATGTATTGATTGTTGAGCGTTGATCGTTGTACGTTTATTTCATCAAACTTACTTGCGTACTTAGCCTGTAGTGAATCTACTAGCAATGCCACAAAGTCTGATGGACTCGTGAATGGTTTACTCATTGTCTATTTCCTTTTGATACTTGCTTATGGTTGAGAAAAAATATCCTGCCAAGAAAAGGACTGACAGGATAACTACACCGATGCAGAAGAAGAATAACGTCATAGTTCTTTTAACCTCTTGTTACCAAGTGCTCGACCATACTCTGAGTTGGTCAGCTTTTTCTCCGCAGCGGGTAAAACACTGCGGTCCTTGCTACTTCGCAAGTCGATAGGCAATTCATCTAGAATGCCTGACCTCCATCGACCACGTGAGTCTTTCGTTACGCGGTCATATTTAACTGTAATGCGATTATGCTCTGGGTTTACGTGGAGGTTGCCCTCCACGCTTACCACAGTGCCATAGAAGCCGGGTCTACGTACACTGTGGACCCGATCTCCTAGTGCAAATTTATTCATTGGTTGTTTCGCCCTTTCGTGCGATATTACGGAATGTGTTGTAAATCAGTGTGACATCACGCTGTGAAGGCTGTGTTGCCGTCCAAAACTTGTCAATCAATCGCTGACGTGTCTCAGGCTTACCGATGTAAGTAAGGAACGTTGGGCGTGACACTCCACATAGACTAGCCATGCGAGCACTACTCACATGTTGGCTGTATCTGCACAGCTCAAACCATCTTTCCTTGGTCTGTGCCATCGGGTCAAACAATGGTTCGATGACACCAGCACGGACGAGACGGTCTTGTTCTTTCTTGCTGAGCAAGTGAACTGGAACGGATTGTTGTGTATTCATACTAAACTCCTTGGGTCATTTGTATTATAAGTATTACATTGATTGTTATTCAATATAATGAGGGGGGTAATATCTGACCCCTCCCCCCTGTAAAAATTGGAGGGGTATAATTTTTAACCCCTCCCCTGCGACTAGCTGGCGTTGGCTAGATAGTGCTCTCGCTCAACATCTTGCCATGAGCCATCAATGCGATAAAGCCTGATGTTTTGATCATCATCAAGGCCATGCACACTTGTGAATTTAGGGTATGCATGGTGTCCCGTGGCTTCAAAGTAATCTTTGGCTACACGGTCAGCATGATCAGGGTCTTCAAAGAGAAGAACCCAGACACCGTCATTGTCATCAGCGTGGACAACGAACGTTCCTTCTTTGTGCTCTGTTTCGATGTGTGTCTCGTCTGATAGAGACGATACTACTTCATGGTTAGTGAGGCCACCGCCCTCTGTGAAGAGGGCAAACAAATGTACGAAATACTCTGTCATAGTTTCTCCAGTCTATTCATCTTGTACTCCTATGTTTCTGTACGTTGTGCAAGTACTGACGTACGTTGCGGTTAGAGCGATTGACTACAATCTCGCAGTCATATTTGTCGTGAGACCAAGAGGCGATGTCGCCGTTCATATCTGTGACGGCAATATATGTGACATGTGTCTTGTTGCTCAAGGTGTAGACCTTGGCATCAAACATCTTTGCCACGTCTTGCAATACTCTAAGTGCAAGATGTGGTGAACGAATAACCATAATTAAACTCCTGTAAATAAAAAAAGAGAGAGGGCTTGCGCCCTCTCCGTTAGATAGGATCGAAGTTGAGCTTGTCTTCCTTCCTCCAAGCTTTGCATCGCTCTCTGTGCATATTCAGCCAGTTAATGGCGATGATTTCGTATGCTGCCTTGTCCTCTTGGCTGACAGGTCCAGCACCACGCATGGATACAAAGTGTCCGATATTGACATAGTCGATGACCGTAACGCCCTCAAGATTAAACTCAGCACGACCGAGCATATCCCAAGCATCGCGAGAACTAGCTTTGGGGTCACGCTCGAACTGGTAGTGGAAGTCTTTAGGATCCACTGGGCAAACGACTTCAGTGATGTAGTTGTCTTTGAATGTGATTCCGAAGCCGTCGATCGTCTCATAGTCTGGAATGCATTTGAATGCGTGGTCGTATCTCTCCAACAAGATAGCCCCAAGTACATGGAGCCACGCACCACGCTCACCACTGTTGCTGATGCTTGCATGATAGTCACCGTCACCAAAGATGTACGTGGTGAAGTATCCACGTGCGAGTGCAGTAGCCAACAGTTGACGTTTTCCGTGTGCTACGAACTTGTCTTTGAATTTAGACAGCTCATATCTCACATGGAGAATCTGACTCAAGTCTTTCTTTTCCAACATAATTAAACTCCTTTAAAAAAGAAGAGGGCTTGCGCCCTCCGTACTAGTGGCGAGTGACCTCGTTGTTGACGTAGATGTCGTGGCGAATAGCTTCCATCTCTGCCTGACGCTGACGCTCAAGCTCGATCTCTTGCTTCTTGCTAACCTCAACAAAGATAGAGCCAACGAATACCAACATAACCAACATGATTGCCATGTAGTGTTGCTCAGGCTTTACGCCCTTGAACACCAACTTGATGAAAGCGATAAGACGAACCACGAATGTCATAATAGCTAACTCCTAAAAAAAATAACCACGAATGCATTCCGTGGTTATTGAATAAAAAAATCCTACCCGGCATTGTGTACCGGGTAGGAGTGGGGCTTTACAGCCCCTTGCGAACCGAGCGGTAACCAGACCGCATAGCCGACAGAGTCTTGTCTGTCTCCTTGACAACGGTATCGATACGAGTACCATTGTGCATCGCGATGAATACAGCCCAGTCCATAAGGTCTTCTTCAGGGGCAATGTGGCGCAGACAATCGACAAAGAACTTGTCGATTGCTTCTTTAGATGCCTCGGTTGAAGTGTGACCCATACGAATCATAGAGTCCTGTTTATTCGCGAACGCCTTGACGGTGGATAACTGACCCGTGGTCAGTACCAGACCTTCATTCTCAATCTCGGTGACAATCGCGAGTGTATACGCGGTGATAACCTTTTCGGAACGTGTGAAAACTGCCATAATAAACTCTCCTAAACTAAACAATAGTGTGCAATAAACGACAATGGCAGGTAGCGGAATATTGCACGTTTTCCGCTACCTGCCGACTTGCAGGGAGCGAACTGTACGCTACCTACACACATGGAGTCTGGCTGGAAACACTTTGCTTAGATAGCCCATAGCCAGACCGGGGGATAACCACCCACCCAGCAACCCCCTACCCTCGTCCACTCGCTTAGTATGTGACTCCGACAGATATATTCTCCTAGCTATTCTATATATTTCTCCCATCGGAGAAACTGCTTTCTCCCCGTAGAAAAATGGGTCCCATGCAATTGTGATACTATATGTTATACATATATTGAGGTGTGCCATGTTTTTGTTGACCCAAGGTAATGACAGTGAAGTAACAGTGCAGCAGAGTGCAAAGCACGGATACTCCGTTACAGTTAAGCGCAAAGATGATGGGAATGTTCCTGAGTACCAGACTGGGTTATCGCTTGTAGAAGCTGCGCAGCACTGTGCTAATCTGCGTAACGATGGTGTAAAGGTTCCAGCTAGATTCGTAATTGACTTTCTTATGATGGCATTGGACAGCATTGTTACGACGCTTGAGGTTTCGGAGTAGTGGATCGTCTTGAGATTATTTATTGCGGTAGTAGCTCTAGTGAGTATCTATTCGATCCACATCGCGCTACAGAAAAGTCGTCAGGCATAGATCTACAGTACATCGCTGATAGGACTATGCCTGTTAGGCCGGGGCAAACAGTACTAGTGCCTACGGGCATGATAATTAAGCTAGACGAGGGTTTTGAGGCTCAGGTGCGTACTCGTAGCGGAATGGCATATAAGCACGGCATAGTGGTCTTAAATAGCCCCGGTACGATTGATGCAGATTACACTGGTGAGATCAAAGTCATCATCAAGAATATGAGCCTCGACACGTTTGTGATTGTGCCCGGTACACGTATAGCGCAGCTTGTGATTGCTCCTGTATCACTTTGTACTCCAGTAGTTTTACGTGACGGATCCTTGTTTGAGGAAACAGAACGTGGTGCTGGTGGATTTGGGTCAACAGGAGAGTAAATGGCTTACTACAACGAGAACGAGTTACAGCCTGTGCATGCTGCTGACGCATGGGATTTAGATAGGTATTTATTTACCGCTGTAGCGTATCTTGCGCGAGCTGGCAAGAAAGATGGATCATCTTACGACGAAGACGTATTAAAGGCGCTTTGGTTTTTGGCATACGCAGTTACAAGAAATTCCAACTACGCAGATACTGTCAAAACTGTGTGTTACAACTTAACACCGGGAGCAAATAATGAAGAGCGAGAAGCGACGGGTACGTCCAATAAACTATCCGAGTATGTTGGTTCTGAGGCTGGAACCAGAGACCCTTGCGGAAATCGACAAGTACGCAGGGTCAAGGAACCGGAGTTGGTTAGTGAGGCAAGCGATACAGGAGTACCTAACAAATCCTATCCGGACAGGGTTAGGAGCTGGCTCAAAGGAGCCATAGAATAGTTTGTTTTCCTACTTAGCTCAGCGGAAGAGCGTTCGGCTGTTAACCGAATGGTCGCTGGTTCGATCCCAGCAGTAGGAGTATAATTCCTTAACCATGGTTTAGGAGGGCATTGATCATGCCACAAGACAAGAAGTTATCGTATAAAGATTACGTTTCCGGTAAAGGCAGTTATGACGACAAGTTTGCTGGAACAATCGGTCAGTATGACCCAGAAGGTTTCTACGAAGGGAAGCGTAGTTCTCGCGTAGAAGCTGGCGGACGACATGCTGAACGGAAAACAAATGAAGACTATGCGATGAATAAGCGTGGCGCAATGGGCATGTTGAAGCAATTAAGCTCAAGTCTTTCAGCGGCAAGAAACAATGAAAAAGCTGGTAGAGCAAAAGGCATGTCTGAAATAGATGCTATGAGGTATGGTACTCAAGCTGCAGAAAATAGTCGTCCAAGTTTTGACCGAAAAACAAGAGTAGCTAAGCCATTATCCGCAGCAGCTGGAGCCAAAATGGTGAGCGCTATGTCTGGTAAATCTAATGGCACATTTGCTGGTGGATCACCACGTTCTTCTATGAGCAAGAATCTTAAAATCAAATAACCGATTCCCCATGCATGAAAACGCACTGGGAAAAATACCATCCTCCGGTCCTTACTCTTTCTGCCGGAGGGTGGTATTATATTTTTGCCACCGAGAGGTGAGCTTTGAAAGGCTGGAAACCTCCCTTCTTGCCCGACAAATTCAAACTCTGCAAACAATTAAGACCAGTCAGCCACGCTGGTCTTTTTTGTTGCTATACTGTTATCAATGTTGATAGTGGAGGACAACAAATGACAGTTATTGACTATTGCGTTGAAACAGCCGAGTTGAATTTGTGTTTGATGAGTGATCTTCATATTGGTGGTTTGCATGTTGATTACAATTTAATTGAAAAAGAACTGGCCACGGCTAAAAAACGTGGAGCTAAAATACTTGTCAATGGTGATATATTTGACGCCATCATGCCCGGTGATCGTAAAAGATACCGAGCTAATAATTTGCATCCTCGCATGTACAGCGCTGGTGATGACATGCTTGGAGAAAGCATTCGCTGGGCTTACGAAATACTAGCTCCTTATAAAGATGACATCATTATGCTTGGTGATGGTAATCATGATGATAGCGTCGCAAGATACCACCACATAGAACCAGTCAAACAACTTGTTGTATTACTTAACGGGACTAGTGGCAAAATTCAATACGGTGGATATCACGGGTTTATCCATATTCAGATGCGTCCATATACGGAACGTGCTCGTGTAGGACACTACGTTATTCACTACCATCACGGAGCTGGTGGTGCAGCACCTGTAACTAAGGGCGCTATCACCTTTTCACGGGCTGCTATGTGGATTGAAGGTGCAGATGCCATATGGCGTGGACATACTCATCACAGGCAAGCTGGTAGAGATAACAAAGTTGTTTTCAATAAGAGCATAGTGAATTTAGAAAACCGTGTGCAAACACGTGATGTACTTACTCTTAGGACTGGATCTTACTTTGATACCTATAAAGGAACAACGAGTGCTGATCTTATCAAGAATGGCAGAAAAGACTCATACGCAGCACTATGGGATAGCCCATCTCTACCTAAAGGTGGTCTCATGTTAAACCTAACAGCTAGCAAACCTCAAGCTACTAGAGGGCATGGAGCTGGTGTAGTTGTAGTAGATACTCTAGAAATTTGAACTTATAATATGAGTACCCGAAAGGGAATTTAACAGAGAAAGACCTGTGCTGGATTAGGCAAAAACCACCGCAAATGGGTGGTTTTTGTTTGTATACTGAGTTCATGGCAAGTGCAATTAAAAAGGATCCATCTAAATGGAAGCGAATTGTTGCTAGTGTTAAAGCTGGTACTAAGGGCGGAGATCCCGGCGAATGGTCAGCACGTAAAGCCCAGCTTGCAACGCAACAGTATAAGTCCTCTGGTGGATCATATGTAGGACCAAAAAGTAGTGACAATAGTCTATCTAAATGGACTGATCAGAAATGGCGTACTAGTGATGGCAAACCAAGCGAAGGCAAGAAGCGCTACCTGCCAGATAAGGCGTGGGGTGCATTAAGTAAGAGTGAAATAGCTTCTACTAATAGGGCAAAGGCAGCTGGAAATAAAGCAGGTAAGCAGTTTGTAGCACAGCCACGTACCGTAGCTCAGAAAGCAGCAAGGCATCGATAATGTATGAGTACAACATTAGATTCAAAAGACTTATTGATGGTGACACCTTTGTTTGTGATATTGATCTTGGCTTTGGTATCTGGCTTATGGATCAGCACTGTCGCCTGTTTGGTGTGGATACACCAGAAAAGAACACTGCCGAAGGTAAAGCAGCTACGCAAGCAGCAAAAGAATGGTTTGCCTCAAGGCAAAATACAGCCGAACGATTCATTATTACGGTACTTCAAAAATCAGATAAATACGGAAGACGATTAGTATCTGTAAAGACGGATAAATCTCCATCAGCGTTAAACACAGAGATAATGAATACTCTTGGGACACACGCCTATACAGGTGGCACAAAACGAAAAATTGTTAAAGCTACAGCAGTGGTGACCGAATGATAGCAGGATTCCTTTATGGAGTTATAGCATCGGCAATCCTATACATTATTGTGGAGTCTGTATCTAAGTACATTAAATACAACAAGCTGTATGCGTGGATGGAAGACAATGACATTGATCCTGAAACAGTCACAGACGAACAGTTTAAAAATTATTTTATTATGTGGCAACTATCAGAACTACCCGGAGTAGAAGTTGTTTCAATTACTGATAAAGATGAACCAGACTCCACGTAATACTTGGTGGTACAATGCACCATTAGCCCCGGTGGTGGAACGGTAGACACGACAGACTTAAAATTTGTTACCGCAAGGTGTACGGGTTCGAGTCCCGTCTGGGGCATGGAGGAAAGATGGCAGCAACACTCAAATATATTCAGCCAGACGCAGAAGAGTTTATAATTCACCTTGCCCGTGTTTCATCAGATAACGAAGATAATCCAGATTACATCAAGTTATTAAACTACTGCATGCGTAAAGAGCACTGGTCTGTGTTCCAAATGGCTGATGTTGTCATGGAAATCTATACATCTAGGGCTATTGCAGCACAAATACTGCGTCACAGAAGCTTTCACTTCCAAGAATTTAGTCAACGCTATGCCAACCCAAGCAAGATTGAATTAGATCTTCCTGCTATGCGACGTAAAGGTAGCACCAATCGTCAAAGTAGTTTGCTTTTTGAGGATCAAGAGACGCAATTCCAGATGGACAACAAAGCTCTTGCGCCAATCTTAGTGGCAATTCGGGCATATGACGATTTAGTTAAGTCTGGAGTTGCTTTAGAATCAGCAAGAATGGTACTTCCGATGTGTGTTGGCACAAGGATGTACATGAAAGGCACTGTTCGAGATTGGCTTCATTATTGTAGGGTCAGAATGGACAGCCATACTCAACAAGAACACCGTGAAATTGCTACAGATTGTTGGAATGTTCTATGTAAAGTACTTCCAAATACTACTCAGGCGTTTGAAAAATACCATTTAGGGGAAAAGAATGATTAATCAGTGCACAATTGTTGGGCGTTTAGTAGCCGACCCAGAGTCTAGGCAGACACCTAACGGTAAATCTGTTACGAATGTACGCGTAGCAGTTGATCGTAAGGGTAGAGAAAAAGAAACAGACTTTTTTAATTGCACTGCGTTTGGACAACAGGGTGAAGCTCTTGCAGAATACGCACAAAAAGGGCGACTAATCGGTATAGTTGGAAAAATTCAACTTGAACAATTCGTAAACAAAGAAGGCGCAAAGCAACAGACAGTTAAAATTATTGTAGACAACTGGCAATTGCTAGATTCAAGGAAAGAAACTGAGAGTCAACCACCCAATCCAAAACCAGCTGGAAGTTTAAAGGTTGATGACATTGATGATCCATTTGCAGACTAGTGCAATGACCCGCTTATGCGGGTCTTTTTTATGTATAATGCAATGAGGTGAACTAATGGGAGTCGTAAAGAAGTATCAAAACCCTTCCGGTGGATTAAATGCTGCTGGTCGTGCACATTATAAACGCACAACTGGAGCAAATTTAAAGCCACCAGCACCTCAGCCTAAAACAAAGGCAGACGCAGGTCGTCGTGCCTCTTTTTGTGCCCGAATGTCTGGGATGAAATCAAAACTAACATCATCTAAGACTGCTAATGATCCTAACAGCAGGATTAATAAATCATTGAGAGCGTGGAACTGTAAATGAGAAAAACAATGTCCCAGATGATGGGTATGAAAACTGGTCCTCATAAAGGCATGAGTAAATCAATGGCTTCAACGGATAAGCGTGAATACGGGAAAAAAGGTTTATCACCTAAGATGATGGCAAAACATGAAAAATCCGAATATGGTGGCGGAAAGAAATGCGCAAAATGCGGCAAATCTAACTGTGGATGTAAAGGATATTAATCATGGCACGTAAAACTCCTGAAGTCCGAAAAGTATTAGCAGCAGGTCGAAAATCTGGTGCTCGTTTGGAAAAGCCAGTCCGTAAAAACAAAAGTTTTTCACGTGGACGATTTGGTATGGATCCTACAGTAAGTACTAGTATAAATAGTCGCAATGCACAAACTTTAGGTGCAAATGATGGCGTGGTTAAGCAAGCATTAGGTGGTGATGAAACACAGCGGCTTGCTAATCAAGTTAGCAAAATGCGTCAGCAACTTACTAATAGGCGAGCATCCGCACCACCAAAAAGTTTTGAGAAAAATCCAGTTGCTGTACGACGTGCCGGTTTAATAAACGCAGGAAAAACTGGTGGCTTATTAGCTGGTGCTGCAGCCGTTGGCACAATGATGAACGATAGTATGCAACGCAATGAAGCTGCTGTTAATCAAGCAAAATCTTTAGAGCGTCAAGGTAAGCCAAATAACCTTGCTGACGCCGGAATGATGGATGCTAGAGTAGGTCAACAACAGGGTCGTCAATTTAACGAACGTGGTCAAGCAACAGCAGCAAAGTCAAAAACACCAGCAGCTAAGTCTGCTCCAGCTAAGTCTGCTCCAGCTAAGTCTGCTGCACCAGCCAACGCAGCAAAAATAACAAAACTATTAATGAAGAAGTAGGTAAAAAATGGCCTCAGCACTATACAACGCAATGATTGCAGCCGAAGAAGAAGATAAGAAAAAGGCTGCACCAAAATCTGGACGTGCAAAAGCAGCAGCTGCAGCTGAGGCCAAAGATCCCGGCAATACAAATGCCAAGTTTTCTAGAACACCTGACAAAAAGCCATTAACTGGTGAAGCATCAAAGTTATTGGGTGGAGAAAAATCCACCATGATGCGTGGTGAATCAACACCATTTATGTCAGATAGTTTACGTGGACAAGGTAGTTCCTTGTTAAGTGGACAGCAATCTCCATTACTTGGAGGAGAGTCCACGCAATTATCTACGCCATTATTAGGCGGTCAGTCATCCCCTTTGGCAAACGTGTATGGTCCACGTTCAGCTCAACCTAGAATGCAGGGTCAATCGTCAAACTATCCTTTGACGTATGACATGGTTGAATCAATTGTTGGCCCATTATCTCCGGGTATGCGCACTAGACTTGGTGAACCCGGTATGGTGCGAGGGGAAGCTGGGACACGAGGTGAAGGAGTTGAGTTTCGTAAGCCAGCAACATTGACACCAGAAGAAGAAGCCGAGGCACAACGAACTCAAAGTCAAGCAGATCTATATACTAAAGACTTTACGCAATGGGAAAAGGAACGATTACGTCGAGAATCGCAACCTAGTGTTCAACTTACGGGCAATATGCAACGGCCAATACCGCTTGGCCCACGACCTAATGCAGCGGACTATGTTGGTCAAGGCAAAACCGGAACGCCATCAGACCCGGAAGCAGTTGCACCTGCACCAGTAAAAGCATCTGGTATGTTTGGGAAATTTCTGACAAAACCTGATAGTGCGACAGATCCAAATGCACGTACTCAGAATATTGAAACACGTACAGCTGACGCATTACCGCGAGCTGATGTACAAGCCCCAACTGATGTAATTGGGCAAAAAACAAATATAAATGCAGATGATTTTATCGGCGGTATAGCTGGTAAAGAAGTGTCAATAATTAATTCGGCAAAACAGTTTGAAAACAATATTGTTGCAGGAGTATCTCCAGCACGTGCTGCTAAATTAATTTTACAGTCAAAAGACTATGACGAGTCGAACCCATTCCACGCAGCATTGCGTGTGTTTGATCAAGTTGCATCTGGTCCAGATAAAAAACGTGCAGAAGTTGCTAAGCAAGGCATGGTTGCACTTACGGATTACTTTACTCGTGGTGCATCTGGTAAGTCTGGTCACAATGAAACAACATTACGGTCTGCGGTGGAATATTTAAATCTTTCTACTATGCCGGGTATGACCGAGTCTAATGCACGTAATTCTTTCGATGAATTACTTCCTGTTATGACGGAAGAAGGAAGTCGCTTACGTCAATTCTTTGGATCATCAACGCAACAGCAAGCAACGCGTACTGCCATAAAAACAGCATCAATGGCTGGAATTGTGACTACTGCATTAAACAATGTTGCGCAAAATGTAATTAATCGCATGCCAAGTGGTGAGGCTCCAGCAATGAAGTCTGCTAGAGACAGAGCATTGCGAGTATTAGCGCCGCTAACTACAGCTAATCCCGGTGAACCTGCAATTAGATGGATGGATTCTGATCCACTTAGAAGTAACTTAGCAAACGACTTGTTGTTTGAAACACAACGTTTAATGGGTGGAGATTCTATTGCATCTATAAAAAACCTACAGGATCAAATTGAAAACGGACGTATTGCAAGAACGTTCGGTGGGCAGTTTGATGTTAGATCTACGCTAACCCAGATTACACAACCTAATTATGCAGGACGTGAGGCTGAGTATTTGCGAGATATGGATCTTGCTGATCAAGCAGAGGCTTCAGGAGATAAGGTTAAGGCTGCAAAATTAGCTGCTCCATATCACACAACTGCAGCACTTCAGATGATGTATGGAACAGATGAAGTTGAAGGATACGAATCTGGAAGAGCTATTGGTGTAAGTAGTGGCCTCGGTGGAAACCTTAAATTACGTGATGCAAAATTACGGCGACAAGAAGTAATTGGAGAAATTACACGTAATCAAGAACCACTTAAAACTAATTTAACTCCAGTGCAAATGCTTGGCACTGTATTCGCACAAAACGGAGCAGATAAAACATTACTCAAATTTGGATTACCTTTTTTTGGCGGGACCGTTCAATTTGGCGGAATGAATGAAAACGCTGGATATATTCGTAGTTATGACATTCCAAATCATCCGGGAATGAAACTTACTTTGAATGTTGCTGAAGGAAAGCGAGCCATCAATCCTATTACAGGAGCTGTAATGGGAGCTGAATCTCTTGATGCGTCAAACAACAAAGATATTCAAAAGATTTTAAATCAACTAGCAGAGTCGCGTGATCCAGCAGCAATGCTTGAGAGATCTGTAATTAAAAGCACATTAGGTCCCACTGCTGAAAAATACGAGTTTGGAATTATTGAAGCATCAAAAGATAAAGTTGGTGCGTCAGATGATTTTGCTAAATTAATGGGTGGATACCGAAGTTACAGTACTGCTGGAGATCAAGGTAAATTTTCAGCTGATGTAACCGCAGACATGCAATCGATGTTTAAGCTGCCAATTGGTTCTGACGGCATGCCATACATTGATGATAATAGCCAACAGTTATACGACATGGCTGTGCGTGTAAAAACATCACTTGATGAAAGTTTGCGTAACTACGAAGAAAAAGACGGTAAGTATGTTTTCTCCGGTAAGGAGAATAAGCGTGAATTACCATTAGTATTATCGCAAGAACAATACGATTCGTTACGTGCAACACAACAACAATTTACATCTATGGTGCGTGGTGCTGACGCAATTCGTGAATCACTTGGTGTAACTGGTGGAGCTGTTGGATTTCGTGTGCAAAACGGAGTCCCGATATATTCGCAACCACTAGCAGTAACTGGCGACAATAGGTTTAAACAGGTATCTACATTTCTTGATGCGTGGGTAAATAAAAAGTCCGGCGCACCAGATTTCACTAAGCTATTTGAAGGCATTGATATCCAGCAAGGAGCTAAGTTTTCAAAGACTGTGATGATGTATGACGTTGATCAGGATGGGCAGCCAATTATCGACAAACGTCATTTGCGATCATATGAAGTAAATGCAGATGGAACTGTTAATGTACGGCAGTTTAGGTTAACTGACGCAAAAGCAGCAGGTGGTGTAGAGTCGGGCGACAAGAAAGTAACAGGCGGATTTAAGGAGTTTGCTGCAGATGAAGTAGCAAAACGTTTACGTGGAAGCAACTTTAAAGAAGGTTATACAGAAGTAACTGCAGAAGGCGGAACGCCTCGTACTGTATCAGTACCAGCTAACGATGTCGCAGTCACAACAGGTGTGTCAACCGAAAAGTCAAAAGCAGCATCGTCTGGACGATATGGATTGTCTGGTACATATTTATACCAGACGTTTATGGCAACACATCGCCAAATAAATTCTGGTCTTAAATTAGATGGAGCTGCCGAATCTTTTGCTAGAAGCATTTTAGGTACTAATGACAAAGATGTTATTGATAACTTAAAAGAACAAGGTATAACTCCAGACCAATTAAAAACTATTACTACAAATTTGAATCGCACACAGGGTGCGCAATTACAGATGTGGCTACAGGTTTCTGATCCTGCTAAATTTACCCCAGTTGGACGTGCAGCTGGAACAATGAATGCTACATCAGACCCACGACGCACAAGTGACTCTGTGTCTGATAGTGCAATTAGGTCGGATGAGCGTACTGCAAGGCGTAGTATTTCGGACATTGTTGTAACTCGTAATGCTAATGTGTGGGATTCGGTGACTGGCTCTGCATTAAAAATGTATGAGGATGAAGGACAATCCAAAAATTCTCAAGCAGAACAAGTTGATCGTATTACTAAAAAGGTTTTAGAAAATGCGGTTGTCGATCCAGAGTTAGATGCAGTATTTAGAAAGAATGTAAAAGCATACGTAACATCACTTGTTTATAACGATGAAGTGTCACGCGCACCGGGTTTTGAATTTATAGGTGATTTACAAGATTTTGCTGATGAAACAGCTAAAACTAATGTAGAAGAGGGTAATTACAGCACAACAAAACGAACTGGTGCTGGAGTAACAATTGCTGATGGTCGTGGAACAGCGGCTGACAGACGACAACGTGTTGTCCGTGGTTTCTTGCCAGCAGTGCAGACGTCGTTAGATCTTATTAATTTTAATGAGAATAGCCAAGCCATTAAGTCTATTAAACTTGGTGGTAAACAGTCTGGAGAACTTGCATTAGTAGATACATTGCGAACTAAGTATCTAAATGAAACAGATGGTGCAGCAAAACGTACTCTATTTACTCAATTATACAAAGCAGTACAAAAACTAGAAGCTGCTGGTTATGCAATGCCAGATAACGAAACAGCTGAATTTAGAGCACCAATTGGACAACAAGGTGCATCTGTTGCAGCTGCACGAAGTAATAGAACTCCAGCGCAGTTAGCTGCAGATGAGCGCAAGCGCAAGGTGATTAATGCTGCATTAGCAAAACGTGCTGGCACAACACCTCCACCTGATGATGCTCCAGTTAAACGTACAGTTAAATTATCTGCTGTAGACACTAAGGGTAAGCCAATTGATGTCTTACTTGATGTTGACCCAGAGGAAGTAAAGTCTGGCCTCCGTCGCGTTTATAGAAAAGTAAATGGTGAATGGGTTCCTGTAATGTCAGGCGGAAAACCAAAAATGATTCCTGCTGTAATACAGCCGGAAGAAGTAGTTGACCCGACTGTACCAAAAGATTTAACGGTAGACACAAAAAATAGAACTGGTGTTAATATACGACGCACTGCATTACCAGCTGGGTTGACATTATTAGCCACGACAAGCAAAAAATCAAATGCTCAACAGCACAATCAAACACTTAATCAAGCAATTATTGGGCAAGTAGTACAGGATGTCGTAGCGCAAATTCCTAAAGATACAGATCCAAAAATTGCAATGGAGCAAATATTTAGGTTAATGGCGCAATCAAATGGCCGAGACCCAAAAGAATGGAAATCATGGTTTAAAGAAATAGGACTGTCAATTGTTATACCTAAAAACGTAGACCAGTTTAAAGCTAAGGCTGGAGAACAACATAACCTTGAGGTTATGAAAAAAGAGTTTCTACGTTTAGGTGGAAGCGTAGAGCAATGGAATAAGGATTTAGCATGGGCTGACACAATTACGAAGAAAGTCGTTGGTATTTATAAACCAGCAACGTCTGGAGCTAAACCTGCAAGTCCACCAGCACCTAAAAGTGGAACTAAAGGTAAATCAGGTAAAGGTCCAATAGCTGGCGCAACAGCATTTACACTATTGAATTTACTAGGCGATCAGATAAAGAGGAATGAGCAAAATGCCACAGGGAAAAAATAAAACGCGAGAGCAACAGTTCACACCTGCTCAACGCGAACAGATGATGGCTGAACTATTTCCATTGATGGTTGGCAGTAAACACGCGGGTGTAAATAATCAAACACCATATGACCCTACGGCTACGTATGATCAATATTTTAGAGGTGGTAAATCAACATCTCCTAAAAAAACAGAGACTTTTAACAATAAAGAGCTGGCCAAAGAAAAGTTAACCGGAGAGGCATTACATTCAAGTTCAAGTATTGCATCGACAATTCTTCCATTTCTTACATCAGCAATTGACTCGCCTATTACCAATGCTATTCCGGGTCCTCCGCTTAAAGGAATGAAAGCTGTAAGAGCTACAGTTGATGCAGCAAGAGGACCAGCTGCTCGTGTTGCAGGTGACGTTCCATTTTATGGTGGATTGCGTCCACAGGTAGCATCGGCGTTTCAATCTGAAAATCCAGATGATAGGTTAAACGCATTACTTAGTTTAGCTGCAATCACAGGATTAGATTTAGCTACTGACGCTGGCGTTAGGGGTCTTGGATTTTTATACAACAAGGTGACTAAGTCGAATATAAGCCCATACGTAATGAATGCTATGTTGGTAGCGAAAAATAACGCAATGACCCCAGCATACAATGCTGTAAGTGAATCTATAAATAATAATAACACTGGACGCAAAACTGCAGAAGCACTTAAATTAGTAGATAATTTTATCAATGATGATAATCTACAAATTGCTTATCGTAATACATTGCCAGTATTACAGGATATGGCCTATGGCTATGGTAATCAGCGATCTCCAACAAACCTAAATGCTTTAGCCACAAATCGTGATGCTATGCAGCGTGTGCCTAATCAAAGTCATGCCGCAGCTGCTGAAATACTACGACCATTAACCATGACTATTCCTAAAAATTTACCTGTTGCTAGAGAAGCTGCTGATGAAAAACTAGCAGATTTAGCAAGAGGTGAACGCGGATTTATGAAAGACTTTTCTACCGTAGAAAAGGGTGTTACTAGTATTGCATCTAAATTTGGTAATGATATGCGTAAAAATCTTGGAATGGCTGCACTGAGTGCTGCTCCAGTTGTAGGTCAGGTTGCAAATGAAGTAAATAATATTGGTGACAAATTTGGAAGTGCAATGAGATCATTGTTTGGTAAATCACCATTGGCAAGGAAATAATGACATCCGAAATTAGAGTTCGCACATTACCAAATGGCGCACAAATGAAATTATGTGTCGCGCAAAAACGTGATGGATCGGCTTGTTCAAATATTGCTGTAAGTGGCCGTGACTATTGTAGTCATCACGGTGGAAAAGCGTTAGTTGGTCCAGATAGTCCGCAATTTAGAACTGGACTATGGACTAAACAGCGACGTAGATTTAGTCAGGTTGCACCAACGCTTTTAAAAAGAATTGACGAATTACGAGAAGACCCAGAACTGTTTTCTTTGCGTGATGATGCTGCGTACTTGACAGCACTCATGGATGTACGTGCAGAGGCTGCAAGCAACGGAATATCGGTAGAGCATTACGAAACAATTAGAGACCAGATCAAGATTTGCAAGGCTGCTCCAGACGAAGAATTATATAGCAAGGCATTTAAACAACTTGAGAAAATGATTAATGAAGGCATAGATGTGTATCGAGCAAGTCAGGATGTTGTACAGCTCATTGATAAGCGCACAGAGATCGTTGAAGCTGAAGCTAGAATGATGCACACAAAAGCCTACACGTTAGAGGTTGATCAAGCATATAGCCTTGCGATGCAAATATTGAAAGTAGTAAAGGATTGTGTCAGAAACGCAGATGAACTGTCTGCTATTAAAGCCGGATTTTCAAAATTGCTAAAACAATATCAACAGGATGATGTAATTGACGCAGAGGTAATTGATGAGCAAGACGACTCTGAGTAAAGCTGCTCCAAGAGCATTTAGAAAATACGTTAAGCCAACTAAGCCACTCACTGTTGCGTTATTAGAAGCGCTTGAAGATGAATTACAGCAAGCAATCGAAGTTGGTGACTACGATAGTGGTACTGCAAGTAAACTTCCGGGACATGAATTAGAGTATGAGCCTTGGTTGTCAGCGTATGCCCCACATGCAGCAAGTAGTAGGTTAGCAGAGCATCATCACCGTGCATGGCAATGGGCTGAGTCATTAGAGCCATCTAAGTCTCCAGCTGCATTAATCGAATGTTGGTTTCGTGGTGGTGGTAAATCAACTACAATGGAATTAATTGTGAGTAGACTCGCAGTTAAAGCTACTCGGCGTTTTGTTGTATATGTTTGCGCAACGCAAGACATGGCAGATAGGCACGTTCAGGATATTGCTACCGCAATGGAACGCTGTGGTATTGAACGAGCAATTAATAAATATGGTTTTAGTAGAGGTTGGAATGCATCTAAGTTACGTACTGCTAACGGATTCAACGTTTTAGCTTTTGGGTTAGATACCGGCGCACGTGGTGTAAAGTTAGATCACTTGCGTCCAGACATGATTATCCTAGACGACATTGACGAATTAGATGACTCAGTAAATGCAGTAGATAAAAAAATTAGAACTATTACACAAACAATTCTTCCCGCACGAAGTACTGATTGTGCTGTTGTTTTTGTGCAGAATAGAATTCACGCTAACAGTGTCATGTCTCACGTACTGAGTGGTGAGCTGGACATGTTGCAAAATAGAATTCAATCACCAATAGTTCCAGCAATAAAAGATTTGCAGTACGACACATTTGAACGTGAAGATGGTCGTGTTGGTTACAAAATAACATCAGGCACACCTATGTGGGAGCACAAGACAATAGAGGTTTGCCAGCAAGAAATTGACACCTATGGATTAATGTCGTTTTTACGTGAGTGTCAACATGAGGTTGGAGTAGGAGGTTTATTCTTTAACACGTTTAGAGAGTACTCATCTGATGGTCAACCATGGCATGTCGTTGAGTCTGTAGATATTCAGCCATGGTGGCGCGTATGGGGCAGCCACGACTTTGGTACAGGCGCACCTGCATGTTTCTTACTGTATGCCAGTGACGATAGCGAGAACGTATACGTTATAGGTGAAATGTACGAGCAAGGCCTTGTCAGTTCTGCGCAAGCACAACGTGTACTTGACCTATTAGAAAAGTACAAAATGGGTGAGCCTAGCAACACAAAATTACGTGATGGTAAATGGAATACAAAATTAGAAGCTATCGCGTTCGACTGGGCAAATACATTTCCACCTAAAAATCCAGACGAACGAATTGGTGAGTATCCAGTAGAGGTTTGGTGGGAGCGAAGTTTACCAGCTGTTAGAGCGGTTAAAGATAGAAAAGCTGGTTGGCGACGTGTGAAGGAGTGGCTTGAAGCTACATCAGTAGTGGGTGGAGCGCCTAAACCTAAACTGCAAATAGTACGTGGCGCATGTCCAAACTTAATTAAACAACTTTCAAATACTATGGCACACCCAAGAGATCCTGAAGATATTGATAGCGGTACTAAAAACGATCACGCAATTGATAGTTTTAGGTATGGAGTTATGTGGCGAGAGTTTCCTGTTACATGTCCAGAGACAGGATTGGATGGAACACGCAATACAAAACATGTACCTAAATGGTTAGACAAAGGTAATAATAAAGAATGGCTTTAACAACTGTATTACTTTTTATGATTATTGGATGTTTAATAGTAGGAATGTGCCACGTAATTTTGTTGTATAGGATTCAGATCTGTTTACAGCAAATTAAAGACGAGCGTGTATTAATTGCGCAAATTAATAGCGCAGAGAAGTGGGTGTAACAAATGGATTTACGCAGCATGGTTATGCAGAGTATGCAGGAAAATCAACCTAAAGTAAGCGCATTTCAACGTAAAGACGCTACTGGCACAGTCGGCTCTTTTCCAATTAAAAGCATTGACAGAGATGACAAAAACAACTTAAAACTTGACCTTGATAATAAGGATTGGAAAGTCAGTCCTAAAGATGATCCAGATGAAGCTAAAAAAATAACAACATTTGTTAAAGAGCAATTTGATATTGCGTATAGGTCTAGGCAGGAAATGGAATTAGAGTGGGTTATGGCAACCGCTTTTTTTGAAGGGCGTCAGTGGTTGCGTATTAATAGCCAGACTCGAAATCTAATTCAATTACAGAATCCAAATGAGCCAAATAGGTATATGACTGTCAATAAGATTAGACCTCTTATTGATGGTGTAGTCGGCAAGTTGACGCAGTGTGCGCCCGATGTTACTGCTGTACCTATTAGTCACAATCCTGTTGACCTAGCTGCATCTGATGAAGCCAACTATTTACTGAGTCATTACAATCGTAAGTACGACCGTGAAACACAAACAAAAGAACGTGTGCGCTGGGCTTGCGTTTGTGGAACTTCATACGTCAAAGTTTTTTGGGATAACAACCGAGAACAAGTTGTCCCACAGATGGATGCTACTGCTCAAGAAGTCGTTGGTCACACAACTATGCGCGTTGGTGATGTAGTAGAGCAAATACTTCCAGCATTTGACGTGTATCTTGACCCAACAGCCAAACGAGATGATGATGTTCGCTGGATGATGCATGCTATGGTTAAACCACTTTCGTGGTTTGTTGACTCTTATGGAGAGGCTGGTAAAGCGGTTAAACCTGATGCGATGTCTGGTGTTAACAGTGGTTATATTGATAGTTATCTTCATGGCACTAACGGTTCTGGTCGAGGATGGGTCCCACCATCTACTGCAAATTTAACTAATCAAGACACAAAAAAGATGGCTGCAGTTGTATATGAATACTGGGAAAAACCATCTGCTTTGTATCCTGATGGTAGATACATTGTTTCAACTAATAGTTGTTTACTATATGCTGGCATCTGGCCTTATAAAAAGAAAGACTCTTTTCCTTTTATACCTTTACGGTGGCAACCAAGGGCAGGAACTCCTTACGGATACTCGCTTGGTTTTGACTTAACTGCACTTCAGTCTACTTATAATCGTGTGTATTCTCGACTACTCGAACAATTTGAGGGGCAGAAGGATTACGTTCTTGTTGAGAATTTAAGTGGTGTTGGAGCAGATGCCTACGATAACAGCGGTGATGATATTGATGACAAGAATCGAATCTATCGCCGTATTAACTATATGCGTGGAAGCCATCCTCCAACTATTCAAAGAGCACCGGGTATTGGGTCGGATCTTTTTCCATTACTTCAATTTATTGAGCGAGACATGATGGACATTGCGGGATTGCATGACGTGTCTCAAGGTCAGGCAGCAGCTGGTACGCCAGCTGAAGCAGTGCGTTTACTGCAACGTAGCGATAATACTCAGCACTCATTTATCCGAGCCGATATTGAAATTAGTGCAGCTAAAATTAAAGAATGGGAAGTATCGTTAGTTGCACAGTTTGGCATTGTCCCATTTGTCGGAAATATACAAGGCAAAATGCTACCGCAAGACCAGATTCGACAAGGTGTAATGCGATTTGATGCATTGAAGTCTGGTGGTCAATTTAGGATTGTGTACATCCCCGGCTCATCAATGGAAGATAGTCCTGATCAACGCTTACAAAAGATGGCTGCATTGAGACAGATGGGTGTATTCGGAGATCCGACAGATCCTGAGACAAACCGTTTGTTCGTTGAATTAACTAACATGCCAAATGCATCTAGGATATATCAGCACCTTGAAGGGCAAGCTCAGAAACAACAAGAGATGCAACAGCAGCAAATGATGATGATGCAACAACAACAAGCTGCTCAATCTAGTGCAAAACAATTTGACCCAGAAGCAGAACAAATGAAAACGCAGCTTGAAATTCAGAAGCGTACAACTGAAATTCAAGCGCAACTTGAAGCAGATATTGCACTTGAATCAGCCAAGGCCGGACTACAGGCTGCAGCTAATGAGGATAATGCAATTACAGATCTTGGTAAGCAACGATTGATGCAAGCCATGCCGCCAGAACAGACTGGCAATTTTTCAGAACAAGAAGGTATGATGTAAATGTCCGAAGAGATGGTGACACGAACCGCTGACTCGCCAGCAGCGGCAACGGGCAATGTTGGTGGAGCGTTGATGGATTTTGTACGGGATGCCGCCGATTCCGATAGCTTTGATAACCGGGCGTTAAACACACAGAGCGAACCAGCAGACGCAATTGACAATAACGAATATATTGATGCTTTTCAAGATAAAGATATTCAGAGTGTTGTTAAGCAAAAACTATTAGATTCAGTTGCTCCAGAGCAACCATCTAATGTTCCGTATGAACGATTTCGTGAAGTTAATGAAGAAGCGAAAGCTTTAAAGCAACAACAAGAAGCGTTTGGGCGGTGGGCTGATGTTATAAATCAGTTTGAAAATAGCGGTTTCAAATCTGCGGCTGATGTTCAAAAAGCATTACAGCAACAGGAGATTGCTAAACAAGAACAGGCCATCCGTACTAGGTGGAGTGACAAAATCTCTACCGAATATATGGATCCTGATGCTGCAAATGCATATGCCGAAGCTGAAGTAAATAAGTTTCGGTACGACCAAGTTGTATCCCAGATGAACAACTACATGGTCACTCAACAAAGAGTTGAGGCATTTGAGCAATTCCCATATGCACGTCGAGCAGAGGATGTAGTAGATCAATTAATCCAGTCAGGTATTGCTCCAACTGAAGCAGCTAGAGCCGTACACAATCAAGTACAAGGATTAGTCGAATCACTCGTTCCAGAATTGCTCGATCTTGTAAATGAACGACGAACAGTACCAACCCCAATTGATACGAGTTCTTCAGCACAACCAGTAGTACAGCCCCAGCAACAACAGCGAAGTGCGTTATCAGGAATAACGCGTTTGCTAGGTATTGGGCGTTAGGAGTAACCAATGGCTATCGATTTTAACGGTGCACTTACACTCGCAGATCAAGCTGTCCTTTCAAACGATCCTCTTGTAAAAGAAATCACCATGTCTCTGCACCAGACATGGAACGCAATCAAGGACATCCCTTTCTACACATCGCCTTCTTTACGACAGGTTGGTGTTCGCTATACGAACGAAGCTGGCACAATCCCAATGCCGACGTGGTCTACCATTAACGGTGAACCAAACGCAGTCAAGGGTAAGCCAAAGTCGTACGAAGAGCAGATGTACCTCATCCGTAATAAGATTACGGTTGACTCCCGTTTGCTTGACCAACCAAACAACATCATTGATCCTGTAGAAGCACAGATCAAGATTTTCTTAGAAGGCTTTGCATACGATTTTAATGACAAGTTCATTAATAACGACCCAACGTCTCTTGCTGCTAATAATAGCCCAGATTGTTTTCCGGGATTACGTTATCGTTTAGAAAACCGTGCAATGTTTGACATTCCACAAGACTGTCTTATTCAGCCAGCATCTACACTTGCATCCCTTGACACTACTTCTTCCTACAACGCTCTTGAAGCTAATGGAACTATGTCTGCATTGCAAGAGATGTTTGATAACTTAAATGCACCTGATGGAACTGGCGTTGTCCTGTACATGAATGAAGAAACAAAGCGTCGCTTTGAGTTTGTCATTCGTGCTCTTGGATCTGGTACTGGTTTTGATGCTAATAAGGACGCATTTGACCGCAATGTCGATTCGTTCAAGGGCGCTAAGATCCGTACTGTTGGACGCAAAGTTGACGGTACTACGCCAGTCATTAGTGCTCCTGCTAACTTTGCTGATGTTTACGCTGTTCGTTACGGCACTGGTTATGTACAGGGTTGGCAGTCTGGCCCATTCAAGCCTGAGTACTTAGGCAAGTCGAAGGAAAACGGCATTATGCATAACGTCCTATTCGACTGGGGTATGGGTCTCTGGATGCCTAACACACGTTCTCTCGCACGTTTACGGTTGGCGACTAACTAAGGAGATAATGATATGCGCGACGCTAAACTTACGTTCTTATACCCAAACGCAGCTGTAACTGGCACTAGCGGAACAATGCAATCTGCTGGTCAAGGTCCAACAACTGTTATTAGTGGAACCACCTACAATCAAGGTATTCTCTATACACAAGCAGCTGCTGTAACCGCTGGTGCTGTTAACTTAAACGCACTTGAACTTAACTATGGTGGATTACTTACTAATGGTGTAAGTGGTTCAGTCATGGATAACGACATGAGTGGTGCAGTAGATGCAGGCGACTATGTTCGTGGGCAGATCCTCACACCGCTGTATATTACATCCGCGTTAACTACTAACCAGTTGGCTGCAAATGATGTACTTACATGTGAAGTCCATTCGAGTAACACGCTTGGATTTACACCATCTGCATCTACAGTTGTGGCGACACAGGCATTTACGCCACTAGTTTCCTTCACTGTTCCTGCAGTAGTTGTAACATCTGCAAGTCCAACGATTACTGCGACGACTGCATACTTTGTGTCAGCTATTAACACTACAACGAACGTAGCTACAATTTCTACAACTCGTGGTGGTGCTCTAATTACTAACGTTACAAGTGTGACGTTAGCAAGTGCTGCTGGAATTGCAGTTAACCAAACTGTTACGTTCAGCACTGCAATTTCTGCAGCTGGTACATTTAACGTTGTACTTAGTGTGTATCAAGATGTTAACTCGCAGATTCTGTCTGTTCCAGTTATGTCTTACAACAAGTTCTTGCGTGTACGGTGGGTTGCTACTACAGCACGTACTAATGCTACTATTAGTATCACTCGCACAGCAATTCAGACCGGACGTGAAGGCTCGGTTTAATTATGAATCTAGGTCAAATCAAACGTAATGTTAGGATGCTGGGTAGGAACTACTTTGGCACTGATGCAGATCGTGACCCATTTGGCCTAGATTATTTAATTATCGAACAAGCCAATCAGATAGCCCGTCAAACGGACTGTCTGGTTGGCAGACGGTATTTAGATTTAACTGTTGATGTAAATGACTATTGCGCACCAGATATTTACCGAATTAAAGTAATTAAACTGTTAGACACAAATAACGAGTATCAGAAAGTGCGCCTGTTTGACTATAGTAATCAATACATAGATGACTGGCGTAATTTAGCTAGTGATCAAAGACCTGAAATTGTTGTCTTGCGTGGTATGAACAACCTCAGTGTTTATCCTGCTGTAAACGCAACCTTAACTAATGGCCTTTTAATTGAGGGTTATGCCCAACCCGGTGACAATTGGGCCTACGATTCTGCTGGAGGAGCACTAGCAAATACAGATGCAACAGAATGTCCTTTACCTGAAGTTGCACACGACTGTTTGGTTTATGCTGTATTGCAAGCTCGTGGAATGCAGATGGCAGACGCAACCGCAATGCAGATTTTTAAGCCTGAGTATTTACAGCGCCTTGCAATGGTTGAGAATTACGCAAGTACCTATGCTAGGAGAACTCGCTAATGGCAAAAGGGTTTGTTGATCTTAAAAATGAAACACTAAGGTTATTAAACGAACCTTTTGATTCTGTTATTGCTGAACTACCAGATGGTGTAGGTGGCGTCACAACTTCTAGTAACGATGTGATATTGCAGTATTTAAATGATGCTGCAATTGATATGTGTCGGACATGTGTATATTTACCTACGACTCTTTCAGCAGCGTCGCATACTGGTCGGACATATGATTTAAGTAGTTCCGTTTTGGCATTTCCGTTGACAGTCCGAATTAATAGTGGCTCCACACCTATTATTCATTGTGGTGAAAATGAGTTGCGTTCTTACGATTTGGGTTACACGGCAACTGCTGGCACACCTACGCATTGGTATGAAGCTGGTTATAGCAATATTGGGTTTTACCCTGTTCCATCTACTTCAATTTCATTTATTGCACATGGTTCTGGATTACCGGCAGTTATTACAGCTGGAGCCGGAACATTTTCATTTATAAGTGATGATTTACTTATGCAAGCCCTGCCTTGCTATGCAGCTCGTAAAATAGCTTTAAAAAACTATGATGACCCATCTATCGTAGGTCGTGCGTTTTGGGGTGATTGGTATGATCAAGTCCGAATGCAATTATGGACTCGGCTTGATCCCTCATACAAAGGCCCTAACGGTATTTTTGCAGTACCACCTGTAATTCAAGCTGGAGGTAAGTAATGAATATTGCATGGGGTCGATTGATCCTTTTAGTACTTGGAGCTTTTGTGGCATCAGCAGGACCTGAGTTTGATTCCGCTTGGAAATCCATGCACGTTCCAGACAATGCATCATTTGGAATGGTGACACGCAGTTTATTGTTGTGTAGCATAGAAGGTGTCAGGGCTGGTATACCGGCTATGACTACTGCGTTAATTGCTTTCTTTATGCGACAAGATAGCAACCTACCAGTGTTTTCAGTTAAACTACCGGAGGTGAGAAAAGTCAGTGAAACGACGAGGGACATCAATGGATAAGTTGCAAATTGACTTGAACACGCTGCTTGCTGGTTTTATCGGTGCGTTAATTGGCACTGATTGGAAGAATATCAAGAATGTGATCCAAGGAGCCATCACAGTTCTGTCTGGCACTGCGTCTGCTATCTACCTTACTCCTATCATGGCTCATCAACTAGGCTGGGAACAGCCACATCAGATGATCGGATTATCATTTTTACTTGGCACACTTGGTCTGCGTACGGTACAAGCTTTTAACCTAATCATCGAGAAGTCTTTAAAAAAGGTAAGTGAATAAAATGTCTTGGCTAAGCAAATTTGTAAAGAAGATCGCTAACATCCCTGAGGTCAAGATACCTTTTGGCGAGGCTATGTTACTCAGTCAGATTGCTGACAACTTAGACTTTATGAGTGTGTCAGACCTTGAGAAGTTGCGTGACCTTGCGATGGTTGCTATTGATAAGCGGAAGGTGAAGAAGTGATGGCACATAGAAGCGAGGTGAGTAGTGTGCTGGCGTTCCTTACAATGCCTTTCAAGGGTACTGACTTCAACGCTTTGAAGGTGGGCAAATGAACCTGCAAAACTTTAGGATTGAAAAGGAACCAGCACCGTCGACTGACTGGCGTGTGTTTGGTGACATTACAGATGACGCAGGGAATATCCTTGGCACGTTTGAACCTAATGGAACCAGCGTAAATGTTTGGTGGGTCACTCAGGATGAACCATTTCAATATGGCATTGTCAATCAGTTTGCGTTGATTATGGCTCAACAGATTGCCAGTGGAGATGCCGAGTAATGGCTACTTATTACGTTCGTAATGATGGCAGTAATGGTAATACTGGCACTGGTCAAGGCACTGGTCAAGCGTGGCAGACAATAACGTATGCACTTACAGCAATGACGCTTACCGCTGGTGTAAATACCTTATACATTGCACCGGGTGTCTACAGAGAATCGCCAATATTGACGGTTACCCCTACGGCAACAAACACTTTGCTAATTACAGGTGACACAACCGCATCACAGTTTATTGGCATTGTGGCTAATCAAGTACGGGTCACAGGGGCAACAGGTGACATAACAGCCAACGTACAGAATAGTTTAGGAATTAGTAGGATTGACCTTGGCAGTAAGTCTTACGTGACCATACAGAACCTATATATAGAGCATAATGGGGCTTTTTCAGGCGGTGTGCCAAATGCCGCAATTATGTCTAGTGGTGATTTTATAACAATTAGACGTAATGTTATTGCTTCGTTTTATCTTGGTGGTGGCGTAGGTAGTGCAATTCAAGTCAACCCACCAAATACAACCGGCAATACAATTCTAATTCAAGATAATATTATAGTTGGCTGTGCGTATGGGATACAAGTAAAACTATTACCTGTTGCCTCTGGCGTTTCCGGGGTGGTCATAACTAATTGTAGGATATCTACAAATGGTTGGGGAAACGGTTACGGTATATTTGTTGTTGCTGTTTCAGGCACAAATATTGCATCAGTCTCAATTAGCAATTGCACAATTACACAGTTCTCACAAACTGGAATTGCGTTTCAAAACGGGAATGTTACCGATAAGCATTTAGTACAGAATTGTATAATTGCACTCGGTGGTACTGGAATCAATTCCATTACTTCTAATCAAGTAACACAACGGAATAACCTTATTTATGCTACTAGTAACCTTGGCGGTGTTGCTACGGATACATCTACGGTTAACTCGGATTTTCTTGGCATCGACTTTGGTCAATCGCTTCTACAAGGGTTTGCAAGTCTTGCACCATTTGCAACATCAATAAATTCCAGAAATACAAGTTTTGGCAATTTAACCTCTGCGCCAGCAACAGATATGTACGGTGTGACGTGGACTGGGGCAAATCCTGACTTAGGAACAGCAACTCTTAGAAGTGTTTCTAATATTGGGTTTTACCTCCCAACTGAGCGAAACGCCTCCGCAATCACAATCGCTCCCGGCTCCACCTCACAAAGCATCGAACTCTACCTAGGTGCTACAGGGCTAGCATTCAACACCTCCGGTCTAGCGGCTACATTTAACCGTACACGTAGTCTAGCCGTACCTATTACCCTAGTGTCTTTATCACTTATGACTGATGGTTGGGTATCTGGCGGATTTAAAGAAGTAAACGCAAGCACGATGCCCGGTGTCTACCGGCTTGACCTTCCTGATGCCGCACTAGCGGCAGGAGCAGATGATGTTACAGTTGTTGTAAAGGGTGCTGCAGGTACTAACGGCGCGGTCATGACTATCAAGCTGCAATCTGTAGCAAACGATATTCTAAGTGCAGACATCGGTGGCGGTACTAATGCAGGAACACTGAACGAACGTACAGTGCGATCTGCATTGCGAGCAATGCGTAATAAGGTATCCGTAGGTACAGGCACAATGAGTGTATACAAAGAGGATGATTCAGCGGTAGCGTGGACTGGATCGTTGTCTAATACAGCTGACGTGACAGTAGACCCGGTATAAGGAGACGTAATGCCATTTGTAAATGTACAAGTACAGTTGTTAAGTGTAGACGTATCACAGGATGGTCAAATTACAGCATTCTTTAGTGATAGC